GACCGCCAGAGATACCAGCCTTTGCAGCGATATCCTTCTGTTGCCATCCAAGATCAAGCAAACGCTTAAACACCTTGGCTTGCTCCAGTGAAGTAAGCTGCTTACCGCTATTATGAACAATCTGGCTGAAAATACGATCAGCTTCATTAGCGTGCCGGTCCTCAACCATCACTGGTACGGTTTTGATTTCAACACCAGCTTCAATCAAATGCCGCACAGCCTGAAGTCGGCAATGACCATCAGTCACATAAACAATCTCGTTTTCCATGTAACAAACGAGAGGCTTCTTAACGCCAACTTCTTTAATGGAAGAAGCCAATTCAGCGATATGATTAGCATTTGCCGGATCAGTTGCATCCCGGCTATTCCAGCCTTCCTTGATCTGAATGATAGCCGGGTCAAGTCGGTACAAATCGGAACGTCCAGTTGCCACATCTTTGATTGCCATTGTGATATTCTCCATTTGGGTTGTTTGCAGTAATGACACTATGGACGGTTTTGCCCATAGTGTCAACTTTAATTGTTAATGTGATTTGATATCCTGAAGCTCGCCAGCAATAGTAAGCTTAGCTACCCATTCAATGAAGAAGTACCAAGCACCAGAGCAGAACCTATCATTAAAAGGGGAACGTTTCCAATGCTGCATCATGGCGGGAGGGCCGATGCGATCAACCTTAACCACCAGAACAGGGGGATAACCAAAAATACCGCTTTCCATCTGCTCACAGGTGATAATGAAACCCAACTTTTCAGCTTGAACCTTAGCAGCTTGATACATCGCGTTCATTTGCTCTGTCCTCCAGTTGATACAATAATCATATAGGGATTGATTTTCTACGTCAACCCCTATTTTAAATTATTTTACATTTTTAATTAAATCATGTTCCATAGTCACAATGCCAAACCATTCGCATCCAAGCTTGGTAATATGAGGGCGGTTACATACAGTAATATCACCATTTGACTTGTATTCAGAGCCAAACATAGAGGTTTCAATGAACTTAAGCCGGGAGCCGATAGCTTCCTTACAGGCTTTTTTGGAAGGGTAGCGAGCAATCAAGGTCATAGGCTGTACTCCATTTGTTAAAGTACAGCCTATTTATACGATTGATTTGGGTATGTCAATAGCTAAAGTTTACCCTCCAAATAATTAATCAATACATCCTTAGCTTCAATCCAGCTATAGCATACAGCAATAAAATAGCCGCTGCTTTCTAAAGCTGCCAACCATTCTATCTGTTCATCTGAGCAGCCACCATTCTTGCGATTACGATACTTTTCATGCTTCATTTCGATAAATAAACCATGATATGAAGGCAAGCTTACTAATCCATAAGGATCAGGCAAAAATACATCTGGCACTCCCGATCTAGTACCAGTAGCTACCATCTTAGTTGCTTCAGCAATATGCCGACTGCCACCATTAGGAATAGCAAACAGCCATGCCAATTGCGGGTATGTGCCCACATTATCAGCAGCCCATGCAAACAACGCCGCTTGATGCCCGTCCTCAGTACCAGACTTCGCCAAAGCTTCAGGGGTAATCTTCTTACCCCTTGGCTGTGGTGCTGGTACAAATTTAGGTGGATTGCCCCAAGTCATCGCATACACTCAGCATGAGCTATAACCATTATTACAGGTCCCATGATCGCCATTGTCGCGCCTAGTGCAAACCATATATGGCACGTCATCTTACAAAATCCACAATAGGCTTAGCAATCTGATACCAAATTAGCAAGCCCCCACCTATCATTGCAATCCATAATACAATACTAATCCAGTCTGGTTTCCATTCTGTCATTCTCTATCCTTTGGCTCAATAGCACCATCTTTTGTTAAACGATTAATGATATGCAGCTTTAAGATTTCAAGACTGCTAATAATAGCATACGCAGTACCGGGAGCCATTGCAATCTGTAATTCAGGTTCCCCATCTTTATTAAGCATTACAAATACTAGTGACTTAATTTCTCCATCTGCATTAGCCAATACTAATTGTTTAACGGCATCTTCTACTGATGGGTCACTCATTGATGATAGCATCAATCATAGCAATAAAAATCGAAGAAGGGCTATCTTCAACAAAGCATTGTTCTAGTCCAGCTTCTAACATATTTCCAGTAGGCTCTCGCATAGCTTTAATACAAGCTAAAGCAATTCCTTTATCATCACAATCTGCTTCAATAGCTAATCTTACAGCATTAGTACAACGTTCAATCATCTCATTATCCATTAGTAATTCCTTTTGTTAGTCGCGTTAGTCATTATCCTTATGCCTGCCCCGCAATGAGAAAGGTGTATCATGGCAAGCTAGACACTATTAGCCCCAGCAGGATAACTATTTTGCTTCGCGCATATGACCCTAACGCTAGCCATTCAGGAGGATGATACACCTAGCTCTTAGATTTCATATTCATTATATTCATATAAGCTTCATATTCTTTACTACTCATCACAATAGGCTGCTTATTAGCGATCTCTAGCTTATCAGCAATACGCTTCAAGCTGATAGCAATGGAAACAATAGCGGTAGCTTTTAAGCTCTCCATATCATTAGCACTCATAGGAAAAGCTAACATAGGTTCAAACTTATCTATAGTCTCATTAAATTCTTTCTCATTATCGTATCCTACTTCTGTCATTCTACATTCCTCCAATCTACCCGATATACCATGACAGATATAACACAGCAACGCAACAGAAAATAAACTCAACAAACAGTACGATATCAATTTTAGTTATTTTAAAATTTTTCATTTCCCATCCTCTGCTGCCATACGTTCAAAAATATCCTGCACCGTTTGATTGTCAGAGTAAAGCTCTATTGCTAAAGCTTGCCTAACTTCAACATACAATGATTGATGGGTAAGCCTAAAGATATCAGTAGCAGGGATCGCTAACAGTCCGAGATAAAAATCTGCTAGAAGATGTTTATGATTATTCATTCTTCCTTCTCCACCTTAACGTAACCTTCCATGATAGTAAGCTTAGCTTTAGGATATTCAAACTTCAGCTTATCATGTAATCGGTTAACATCATCGCTAAAGATACCGAGTATCTTACCAGTTGCTAGCACATATTCAACGCTATGGAGCATCATTTTTGATTTGCCTTGCTCCTCATGATGCATTTTCATTTAACACCTGTCTTAACAATACGATATCCTTTAACATGTAAAGCTATAATAAGCCAATCGTTAAAAGGCTTTGACTTATCCGATTTAAGCCACAAATTTAAAATTTCTTCAATCAATGGCCTAAGTATTATTATTTCTTCTGGTTTATAAGTTTTATTTATATAGCTCATTTCAGCCTCACATGAATACGATAGATAACACAACTAGTCATGAATGGGGCATCATAACAAAAGCCTTGCCACTGCTTTAATCCATTAGAATACACATTTATCCAACATTCTTTCATTCCACACCTTCCCCGCACTTCACACAATAAGGAACATATCCCTTATCGGTAAATCTGATCTTCCATCCCTTATCGCTAGCACAATTATTTAATGCTGCAAAGCTTTTTGTTTGAGGGTCTAGGATTGCTCCACAAGCGCATTCATAATAAATGTGGGCATCAGGATTAGCGTAAGGGTCGTGAGTTGGCTTTAAATTTTGATAATTTTTTTCTATAAGTTGTAAACTTTTAAATTCAGCTTGTCTAAAATCAGCTTCACTAATTTCCTCATATTTTCCGTTTTTAAATAAAGCATAAGCTGTAGTATCAGCTACTTCGTGATCTACAGTTATTATCACTTCTGGCTTAACTGATGTAGGCCAATCACTTCCCCAGCCCATTGCCAATCTCCTATGGAGCATATTTAAAAACTAAACTTATCAAAGCTATTCCAATGCATACAATAGATGGTATTGGATTAGGCCATAATGTGCCTAAAAAGAATGCTAATATTATTGCAATTATTGCTATTGTAATCATTAATTCCATCCCCATGTACCAATACATCCAGCAATCAAGAGCCCGTATATTGCGACGCCTGAAGCGATCAGATCGGCCTTCCGATCGTCACTCATGGCCGATATTTTTCGGTTTAACGCATTGGCTGTCTCGACCTGATCCAGCCACACGCCGCAAGCGATTATGACCGCAACAGCGAGAATGATTGTGATAAGGTCGGTGAGGTGTTTCATGGATTTGAGCCGTCTTGTATGTTCGCCAGTGCGTCGTAGACTTCCTCAGTATCAATCCCGAGCCGGTCTGCCGTAATTTGAACGAGAAATTCGGTGCTCTTATCGTCTCCGAATTCGTCCCACGCCATCATGAAGCACCGATTAATGGTTTCTGTTATGCTCTCGCTCATATCCCCTCCCTCCGGTCATTCAGCTTCCGCCATTCCACCTCAAGCGCGCTGCTCATGGCGACGAACGCCAGTAGACGTTCCTCCAGCGTATCGCCGGGGATTTCTGACAGGATGCCCATTGCGGCCGCAATTTGTGAATTGGCATCATCTGCTGAATACTTCATAGCATCTTCTCAACTTCAGCCACACTTTCCGTGACAAAGAAGTAATGCTTATCTTGCATATTAATATGTGTATCTCTGCCTTCTTTGGATTTCTTAATAGATAGAATGAAAGCAGTATTTAGCATTACAGGTTCGGTATGACCATTAGTGTAATGCTCAGTTAGCTTAATAAATTTAGCAGTCATGATGCTTTCTTCTCCATTCGTTCCACACCAATCATTGTATATTTTCCCCAAAGTACACTTCTAACACCATAACCTTTATGTTCTAGTGCTACTCTTACTATATTATTAGGCCAATTAATACTATTAATTGTAACACTATTAACCTTCTCACCACTGCCCACAATATCACCTATTTGAAGGTGCTGAGCTTGGACGCGGGTTTTCATTTGTACCTCACAATTTTATCAGCAGTAAGATTAGTATAACCATATCTATTAAGCTCAGCAATAGCTAATGCTACAGCATCTGCTCTAGTATCATCATAGCTAAATACAGTTATAGCTGGCTTAGCTGGTTTACCAGCAGCAGTTAGACCATTACATTTAACATCATATTGTACACCATGCTTGAACCAACCTAACTGTCTATAAGCGCGCATTGCGTAGCTCCCTGCTAGCCTTAGCAAGTGCAACATCAACCGCGTCCATGTTGCTATTCTTGGTGTACAAATGCCATCGCCACGCTTTCATATGCTCGTTATGCTGCACATTAAAAAATGCCTCCAGCATGGCTTCAAAGCCATTGGAGGTATTAGCAAAACTTATATTTGATATTTGCATTTCAGACGCTCCGTTCGTTGCCGCAAATCAGACTTTAGACGTTTAAGTTAGATTGTCAATCATCAAAATTATAAGTACTGGCAAGCTTCATTTCAGCTCTATGAGCATTGCGAGCAACTTCTACTAAAGCTTCACCATTTTCTTCAGTATCGAGAGCAGCTTTAATGCGGTCAATCAGCGCAACTAATGCTACCACTTCCTTAGCCATTGATATAGCTGCCGTTAAACTTTTATCCATCTGCTTTGCTCCATTCGTTCGGTACAGTCAAACCATAGAAGTTTAGAAATTAAAGTCAACAGCTATTATATGCTATAAGGAAAATCATTATCATTATCAGCTTTTGGTGTACCAACATAAACACCAACATAAAAAACCCTATAGCCTCTAAATATAGCAGGACTATAGCTGCCCATTGTCATGAATACAGCTATAGTCCAGTTGTCAAACATTAGTTCGTGTTTCTACCGGCAGTATCAAGAATATCTCCAAGCGTAGCACCTTCTTTAAGAAGCTTGCTAACCCAATGCTTTTCAACAGCATCCTTAGCTTCTTTCAGGAAAGCTCCAGTCATATTGCGATAGCACTTGATAGCTTCAATCTTCTGTGTGCCCTGAGTCATCAGAAACAAGAGCCGATCAACATCCTCAGCACTGGCCATACCTGACTTAGGCTCAGGAATATTAATGTCAGTCAAGCTATCAAGTTGCTCAACTTCCCATTCACCAGCGCTCATTCCATTAGACACACAATGAGCGACCAGCTTAGCAAACTTAATCTTATCAAGCTTCATTTGTTATGTTCCTTTCTAATTCTGTTATGAAAATCTTTAGTTGTCTCACCATATTTAGCTTGCCAAAGCTTACCGTATTTCTTTGACAGCACCCCTATAGATTGAACGCAAGCCTTACAATGACAACGCAACGAACGCTGATTTGTAAGCTTACGTTCAAGCTTCATGTGTCATTCTCCATTTTGTTGATAGCGATAATATATCTTAAAATCTCTTTACGCTTTTGTCTAGGAATAGCTAGAAAGTCAGACTTATGCTTCATCGCGTGCCTGAGATAATCCTTAGGCTTAGTGGGGAAGTGCAAAACCATTCCCCACCCAAGCCATAGCTTAATATCTCTTACTTCATCATCCGATAGCATCAATCTGCTTCCAATTCATCCCAAGCAGCCCATGAGCCTCACGATAGAACCGGCAATCATCAGCAGCCTTTCCCCAAGCTAGCTCATTCTTTCCTTCCTGCCCAAAAATGGTGCAGCAATCCACTTCAGAGCCCTTCATCTTGGTATTCCAAGCCTTGCGCTCGATTTGCTCCAGAACCTTCAATGCTTGATGCTTGCTCATTTTGCTCTCCGTTTCCAATACATACACTTATAAACGTATCAATTGATAAGTCAACAGATATTTTAAACTATTTTAAAATTTAAAGTGCTAGCGTCTGCCTGACTTCTGAGCCCTTGTGTCTCAAATTCTATGCGAGTTGGCAGCTACCGTCGATACAGATAACTTTAGTCCGCTAGCATCATTAGCACAGCATATGACCTTTGCCGGAAATGCTACGCTAATTCCTTACGCTTGTAAATCCTAACAGGCTTCTTAGCCGCCACAGCAGGCTTATCACCAGCCCTGAGACGCATGTAGAACGTCATATAAGGCACGCCAGCAGCTTCAGCCGCCAATCGGATAGACTTAAAAGACTTCTTCTTAGTACCAAGGGATACGAGTTTCATTTTACATTACTCCAATAAATTCACCAAAATTATCAAAAGCCACAATGTACCAATGATTATCAGAAGCTTGCTTAACTTCAAAAGTCCAATCGCTTTTACCAATAGCATTAATTTCATCTTGAACCATTTTAGCCTTAGCTTTATCAGCTTCATTCTTATTCATATATCGGTTGTTCATTTTCTCATTCCTCCATTTGATTTGTCCACTATGGACGGATTAGTTTAGATTGTCAACCTTCAGCAAACAAATATTGATCAGCAGCGTATTCAGTAAAGCCATAGCGGCCAAGCATCATAATAGCTTGTTCATAGCTAATTGTGCTTTCATAGCGATATGCAAACCTAATTTGTTCCTTTGTCATTAAATATTCTCCACCCTATGAGAAGTGATTGCCTTAGTCCAAGCCTGCTTGCTTTCAACCCAACGTACAGAATGAACGCGCTGGCCATCGAAAGCGTCTTTACATTCAACAACCTTAAATTTAAATATTTTACCGTCTACAGTGTAATCATATTCATCACCGGGTTTGTAAGACTTCATTTCTATATCCCCCGTTTGCCTATGATTAGAATATATACGGTTGATTTGGATAGTCAACTATTATTTTAAATTATTTTCTACCGCACTGCACCATCATACGATCTAATCAATATAAACTTTTGCTTCCATTCCTCAATCGAATAGCTCTCCTCTATATTAATCCTTTCCACCTGATCCCATAGCTTCTTACATTCTTCGTCTGATGGATAATAGATTTGTTTGCCATCTTTAAGAAACAGAGCTTTGATTGTACGTGTCACTTCAAATATCCCTTTGTCGTCGCGTCAAGCCTATCTTTAATATATCTATCAATATCATCCCAATACTTATACTTTTCCAAGCCTTCTTTAATTATTTGTACAATACCTCTATCTAATTGCCATTCCTCTAAACCAATTCTATTAGCTGCTTTAATTATTATGTCTTTATCAGTCATTTTAAACGCTCCTCTAGCCAAAGCTTCAACAAATGAGCTTGATTGCGATCTAAGATCAAATCACATTCGCTTTCTGGGTTAGATATTTCAAATATTATTTTATTATTTTCAGTCTTAGCTTTTAATCTCACGTATTCATTATCCAATACTAATTCTTTCATACTCATTTCTTCAACTCCCTTATCCTAGCCGCTGCTTTACATTCTAATACTTTATCACATTCCTTAGCTGCTTTATCCAGAGCAGCATTCCAGACTTCTCTAGCATATCTATGCTGTGGTTTAACAACCATTTTTTCAATATCTTCACTAGTCATTTTGTACCGCCGTACAGGTTTAAGTTAAGTTATCATCTTTAACAGTAGCGCATCCTACTATTAAAACAACAAATATCATAAGGCTCATTACCGATATCATACTAACAAATAATATAAAACCTATTATGAACGCTGTCATGTCATCATCATAGATTTGCAGCTACCGTCACAATGAAAGTGAATGTGCTTATGTTTACCCATTAATGCAGCATGCCAGTATCCCTCGCAATATGGACATTTAGCTTTAGCTCTTAGTAATCCTTTGGCTTCCATATTCTTTTTCATGATTGATGCTTTCTTAGGTATTTCACTAAATATCTTATCATAATCAAAATCTTTCATCATCACTCCTTAGGGAATTCAGTTAAAAATTTTATCAACCCTTCTAACTGTTCTTTATTTAGCACAGCATCATTCCAATTTAAATTTTTATCCGATACGCATATTTTAGCTTCTGGCTTTCCTAATGTAACATATACAGCTATCACTCCAACATCAGTTTGAGCAGTATAGCATTTCTGTTTCATATGCCCACACTCACTTTCTTTAGTTTCCTTATTTCTGTTGCTGGCCCAAATTGGTATCCAGCTTGATCGTATCTAGTATCTTTGTCTACACACTTAGCAGCCGCCTCAATCGCAGCATTCCATATCTTATTATGCTCTATCTCATTCATCTTTTGAACAACAGTTTTCTTTGGCTGAGTGTCGTCTAGATTATCATCAGTCATTTTCGTTATTCCATCTTTTCAAAATATTGTTTTAATTCATCCAACTGACTATCAGTCAAAATTATTATATTCCAGTGATCTACATTCCAAATCTCAATTGTATTACAATCTTCGTTTTCAACATCAACATTTAACTTTGCGCTATCTGTAATTATAGTTAGTGTCATTTTATTCAGTCCTTTCCATACTGTTATACTAGTTTAATGGGGCAAATGAGGCTAAGTGCTTGAAATCTCTAAAAGTATAATAAATATAATATATATAATAGATAAATAAATAGGTATATATAGGGGGCTAGGAGGGGGTGCTTCTAACCATTATACTTTATAATCCATTATATTTTGGGTAACTCTTTGAAAGTATTCAGCTTTTAGCGTTATAATGGCCATTATACTCGCCTTTTTCCATTATACTTTCCTATTCCAGTATGCTCAAATCACTAACAACAAAGCACCGTTGAGTTGTCCCGTATTTTTCTTGAGCCCAAATTCTACCAAGCTCTTTAATACGATCGGCATCAACTAAGTTTTGAATTGCACGCTTAATAGCAAATGTAGCTTGAGCTTTATCATTACGAAATGCAGCAGCAGCAACCAAACGACGCTGAATATAGACATAAGGAATAACCTTATCTATATGTAAATTTTGAAACTTAGAATATTTATCAGCCTTACTATCACTATATGATTTAGTAATATAATCTTTAATAACTCTAATAATCTCATGAGCTTGTTTAACCTCAAACGAATTGCTACCAATCTCACCAGCCTCAAACCGCTCAGTCAAAGCAGCAATATCAGCTTGAACTAATTGAGCACTCCAATTCATATGCTCAGCATTAATTGTGGGCTCAATCATATTTTCCCCCACAGCAAGCAATGCTGATAACTTCAAAACCTTAATGTGCGCTCTATTCCAAAGTTGTCTAATAACTTCCTTGTTTGAATTATTAATACGACTGTCAGCATACTTATCAAAATCATACAAAAGTTTAGCAGCGTCAGGAGTAGCTTGCACATTGATAACACGACGCGGATTAGAATGATTGACTGTCTCACACTGCGCGGCTAATGCCGCTAATCTTTCAATAAGATGAAATGAAGGTTCAACTTCAGTATGTCTTTCATTGAGTGGCGGACGATTGCCTTTGTATTCAACTAAAAGAAAACGAGGCAACAAACCCTCGCTAATCATATCCTCATTTAATGCGCCGTAAAAACGCTCAGGAGTACTTTCGCCCAAAATAGAGAAACTAGGACTTGGTACAGCAGAAGTATTATTGGCTTTGTCTGAATATACGCTTGCGTGTAATATCTCTGAATAACCGGACTTATTATATAGATCAAGAAACATACGACGCAAACTAACTTCGCTACCATTGGCATTAGGGCTGCTCATTTGTTGTAACCTCAATCCAAATTCACCTAATAGGCTGATGAATGATTGAGATTGATTGCCAAGATATTTAAATAGTGCTGATCCTGATGATATTTCTGATGGCCCAATAAAGCCAGAAGATGTAGGCACCTGAAACTTAATCTTACCCATCAGCTTATTAATACCTGATGCGGCCGCTTCCTTACCTGCACCAGTCATAGCCAATAGCAATACATATTGGTTTAGTCCTGTACCAGATATGTTGTAAGCTCTGCCGCATATCCCAGCCATTAATGCAATAGCAGCAGACAATGCTACCTCAGGCACAGGACGCGGCGCAGCTTGATAGATGAATGATGCAATATCACCTAATAGGCCCGGTGGGGTGGTAGGAGTGGCAGGATTTGAACCTACATCTAAGCCGTTATGAGCGACTGGCTCTAACCGTTGAGCTACACTCCCGTTTAACTTAACTTCAGCTAATTTAATCTCAATACCGTTCTTTAATCCATCAAAATCCAATGGAGGAAGCATACGGTCAAAGGACCGTGAAATCATTCCATTTACATAATCTTTACGTTTAGCTTTATCTCTCCTGCCAAGTTGTGAGCTAATAAATATTCTTGCAATTTGAGTTTTGTTTTGCGTGTAGAAGCTGATAATATCAATAATGGCAAAGTCTGCTTCGGATTGTGATGAATAGCTATCTTGCCAGCTACCACTATAAAGGAGCTTAAATCTATCTCCGTTGACTGCTTCAGTTGCTCTTTTAATAATTTCTTCATCTGTATCTTTCTCCTTATCAGTTCCATTGTACATTGACTGAGCAACAGGACCACTACCCATCTGTTCCCATAGCTGAGTTAACTGTGATTGACAATCAATAATAGCATTTCTACCCTGATATACGTTACCAGTCATGGTAGCATATCTATCGTGTGGGTAAATCTCTATCTTGCTCCTACGCCTTCCAGCAGGAACCTTACCCTTACAAATTAAGTGTAAGCCTTTACCAGAAGGGCTAACTTCAGCATAGGTTTCAAATTCATGATATACTTTTAAATGACGCTGTAATGTTGCATCATCGCCTTCAGCATCATCTAAATCTATAAATGAATAAGGATCACTGTTGCTAAACACAAACCCAATGCCAGAATAGCTATTAGCAAACTTGTGTACATCATCAAACGTAGACCAAGTGGCAGGTTCTGTAACATTAGCTAATTTTCCATTAGGTTGATATGGAACCTTAGTAGGCTTAGCGGCTCCAATATCTTCATATTTCCATAGTACCCATTGTTTCAATAGGCGCAATTCGGCTGGGATATTCTGATAGAGTGATGCTGGCATGTGATATTAATTATTTTCTAATTCAGCTTCGAGTTTAGCCAGAGCTAAACAAACCACATCAGTTAACGAAACATTTACAGGCTTATTTTTAGCCCTAAGAATGCTATGGAGCTTATGTAATAATATAGCTCCATCACCTGTTAAGCTGATGTTTGAACGGCGATCTTTAGAATTTTGTGGAAATTGTGTCATGGGTCACAGAGCTAGCCCTGATTTGAAGTTCCGTCAAGTCCCGTCAAAAAACATTTGACAGGATTTCTGCGCCGTGTATGGTCTGGCCACTCGAAATACCCAGCCGGGGGCTTCCGGCAAGCCAAATGGAGGCGTCATGAGCCGCCTAGCTAAAACCTAGCGCCGTGAGGCGAGGCTAAAAGGTATACACATATGCTCGCATGGGAGCGAGTTGCATTAGAGAAGCAGCGTTTGCCAGTATCGCTTGAATAACTGGCGTAATGTTGAATGGAGAATAATTAATGGCGGATATTCGCGAAATTCTTAATGCTCTATCCCCTGATGATAGAGCCATGTATACCCAGCACCGCAACGAAATGCGGCGTAGCTATCTACTTGCCCACACTGAAACTATTGGGATGGACAAGTGGGGTAATGAGGACGATAGATTGCTGGACTATATTGATATCAGTCTAGCATTGCTCTATGACCGCGCTGGAAGGCTTGTCGCCAGTAAAGAAATTATTGGTGATGATAAGGCAAACATTGAAATGGCAATTGATACTGCCGATGCTAATCTGAAGAAGATTGACAATGCCACTAAATTGATTAATCCGGGTTGGCCTAGCAACGGGGCATTTAAATGAATTGGGTCAATCCTAATCTAGCTGGAGCATCATGGCCAGCCCCTACTAATCCTCTAGATAGCATGACTGAGGATCAACTTCTCATGCTTTGGCAGGATAAAAAAGCTGCCATTGAGAAAGCTAAAGAAGAAGAAATGGATTTGCGCAAGTATATCGTTAAGCGCGAATTTCCTAAGCCTCATGAAGGCACCAATACGAAGGAATTGGGTCAAGGCTATCAGCTTAAGGCAGGTATCAAATACAATTATAATCTTGCCGACAATGACACGGTAGAGGACTGCCTTAATAAAATTTCTAAACTAGGAAATGAAGGCTCTTTCATTGCTGATAGGCTTGTGAGTTGGAAGCCTTCATTCCTTTTGACTGAATACCGTGCGCTTCAGGAGAGTAAGGACAAAGGTGAAAAGTTTGCTAGCGAAGTGCTAGATGTAGTAAACGAGATGTTGACTATTACTGAAGGTGCTCCTACTTTGGAAATTAAGGAACCGAAAGCGAAGAAAAAATAATGGATATACGTGATCTAAAAGCCGCTGGTGATCATGCTGTAAACTTTGGCTGCAAATGCATTATATATGGCCCCGCTGGTGGAGGAAAAACGCCGCTAATTAATACAGCCCCTAGACCATTGCTATTATCTATTGAGCCGGGTTTGCTATCAATGCGCGGCTCAACTGTGCCAACATTCGAGGCTCATACCGCGCAACGTATCGACGAATTTTTTAAATGGTTTTTCAATTCAGCAGAGACTAAAAACTTTGATACTTTAGCTGTTGACAGTGGTAGCTATATGGCTGATGTTTATTTGCAAGCTGCTTTAAAAGGTACTAGCAAAGCTGGAAATAAAAAGCACGGTATGGCTGCATATGGTGATATGGCTACCGATACGATGGAGCATTTAAGGACGCTATTCTACACCAAAGAAAAGCACATCTATTTAATTTGCAAAGAAGAAATAGCTGATGTAGAATATCAGTCGCTTCGCAGACCATACTTTCCCGGTAAAGTTTTAAATATTGATGTACCATTCCTTTATGACTTTATTTTAAGACTTTCCAAAACGAATGTACCGGGAATGGTAGGCGAGCAATTAGCATTTCAGTGTGTGGGTAATATAAATATTCTTGCTCGCAATAGAACTGGAAACTTGAATGAGTTTGAGCCTCCAAACTTTTCAACGCTTGTACAGAAGGCAATGTCAACACCACCAATAGGATATTAATTATGACTGAGAAAACTAAAGCCTGTAATTTGACTGTAGATGAAATTGAGACTTTGCTTAAGCATTACGGCCTTTATATCATGACTGACAACTCTATTGAACGTATTAATTACCTAAACAAGCGTCTTAAAACTTTCAATGAAACTGAAGTTGTATTAACTGAAGCAACAAAAGGATGGGGTAATCCTAATGGCTAAGAAAGCAGTTGGTTGGGGAATTAGAAAGAAACGTGGCCGTAAGGCTGGCGTTAAAGTAGGCCCATATAAAATGAGCCTAAGTCAGATGATGGCTGAGATTAAAGAACTTCGTGCCAAGGTGGCAAAACTAGAGAAGGTATTAAATTAATGCATCCATCTACATTTGAATATTTGAAACCAACTGATGAACAAATTAAGCAAATGAATGAAGTAAGGGAGGCGGCTAAAGAGTATTGCGAAGCTCTTGAAAAGTGGCTTCCTGATGGTCCTGACAAGACTTTTATCATTCGTGCCCATCGTTCCAACGCTATGTGGGCAAATGTAGCTATCACTCGTTTGCCTGATGGTACCCCCCGTACATAAGAAAGGTTACAACTACAATGCAAGTTCCTCAGTTTCAATTCAATGCTAACCAGTATGAGCCTAATCAGGGAATGGGTAGCCATCCTCCTGCACAGAAAATCCAGTTTACTATTACTGGGACGGAAATTAAAGAAACTAAAAACAGCACTCCTAACAATGTACAAGCTTACCTGTCTATTGATTTCACTAGTCCTCTTGGAATGATTACCTATCGTTACAATATTAAAAATGACAATCCTAAGACTGTTGAAATCGCCTATGGGCAGCTTTCGGCACTTTGCCGCGCTGTTGGCATCTATCAGATTGATGGTAACAACGAATGTGCTGCTTTGCGTGGCGGTAAGGGTCTGATGGATGTGGGGTATCAGAAAGGTGAAGAGCCCGATCCTGCATTTCCTGATCGTAAGGGATACACTGAGCTTAAACGGGTTTATGATCTTGCTGGCAATGATCCTAGCAAACCTGCTGTGGCTCAACAGCCTCAGCCTCAGCCTCAGGGTCAGCAGGGAGCCCCTATGACGCAGCAGCCGGGGGGAAGCTGGGGTAATCAGCCCCAGCAAGCGCAACCCGCTCAGCAGCAACCGCAGGCTCAGCAAGCAGCCCCTCAGGGGCAGGCATGGCAACCCGGTGGAGCCGGTCAGCAGACAACCCCGCCTTGGGGTCAAAGGTAATCACGCTAGAACGCGACAGTAAAGAAGCCATAGCGTGTAAACTTAGGGCTGTTAGATATCTCTGCCCCTTCTAACAGCCCCTTTTTATAGGAATTTAAATGCCCACCCATATAGAATTAGCTGCAAAAGCAGCTTATGAAAAATTTAATGAAAATTTAATTGGTTGTTGCGAACCTACTTGGGAAGAAACTGATGAAAGTTTTAAATTAAGAATGGTAGAAAGTTTAGTCGCTGCATTATTATTTTTAAGGGAACCTGTTGAAATTCAATATGACGCTTTATGCGCTACAGAAAAACTTTGGAGAGAGCAAAATAGCTACGGGGTTTGGACTACTTACATTGACGCATTGGTGAAAAATGCTTGACCTATCCAAACAATCCGACCGTGAAAAGCTAGAAGAATTAATTAGCAATGATGTAAATACATTCTGTGAAATCTATTACGAACAAGGTCATAGAAATCATTTAGGAGCATCAGGCTTAGGCGAGGCTTGCTGGCGTAAGCTTTGGTATTCATTCAGATGGGTTAAAGAAGAAAAATTTGACGGTCGAATGATGCGTCTGTTTAATGTAGGCCATTCAGCAGAGCCTAGATTTGTTACCTATTTAAGAGGCATTGGCTTTGAAGTTAAAGAATTTGATGAAGATGGTAAGCAATTCCGCATTTCGGGGGCTATGGGGCACTATGGCGGCTCATTGGATGGAATGTGTAAAGCTCCAGCAAAATATCAATTGTCTGAAAATATTATACTATCGCTCAGCTTTAAAACTAATAACACTGGATCAGGATATGATAAAGTAAGCAAAGAAAGTTTGTCTAAATCCAAACCTATGCATTGGGCGCAAGAGTGCCAGTATGGTTATAAAACTGGAATTCGCTATTGCATTTATATGATTGAGAATAAAAACGACAGCGACATTACTTTTAAAATTATTGAACTAGATTGGAATTATGGAGCGCAATTAGAAAAGAAAGCTAATGAAATAATCTTTTCTAAAGAACCTCCACCGCGCATATCTGAGAACCCTGCGTTGTATGATTGTAAATACTGCCACTTGACCGATATATGCCACAAGGGGGCTACCCCGGAAAAGAATTGCAGGAGTTGTAGAAATGCTAGTCCTGTAGAGAATGCAGAATGGTTTTGTTCTGCCCACAATTCTAACATACCTACTGAATTTATTAGAAAAGGATGCGATCAATGGTTTCCCGTTTAACTTTCGATGTTCTTAGGTACGCTAATGTTAATCGTAAGTCTGAGAAAGTATTTCCTTCTCACAATTGGTCATTAGCACAATGGGGCTGTGCTATGGCTGGTGAAGCAGGAGAAGCTTGTAATATAATTAAGAAAATGTTTCGTGGTGATTTTGATATGCGCGAAAAAGACGCTAAACAAGCATTAGCTGATGAACTTGCTGACGTTATAATTTATGCAGACTTGCTTGCTCATGCTGCTGGTATTGATTTAGGAAATGCAATCATTGATAAATTTAATGAAGTGTCAAATAAGAAAGGTGCTCAAACTAAATTATGATCCAACTTCGCTACTACCAACAAGAGGCACTAGACGCGCTCTATAATTTTTTCCTTACTCACCAGACTGGAAACCCATTAATTGGGCTTCCAACTGGTACAGGTAAGAGCGTGCTTCCTGCTGCGTTCATTCAAGGTGTAATGCGCCAGTGGCCTAACCAACGCTTTCTAATGACCACTCACGTTAAAGAATTAGTAGCCCAAAATGCTGATGAACTTCTAGGTTTATGGCCTGAAGCACCACTTGGCATCTACTCAGCAGGCTTAAAACAAAAGGACACTGCGCATCCTATTATTTTTGGCTCCATTCAAAGTATGATTAAACACCCCGATTGGTTCGGGCATCGTGATATCGCGTTTGTAGATGAAGCACATTTAGTCTCTGCTGAAGAGAGTAGCCAGTACCAAACTTTCTTTGCGTTTATGAAACTGATTAATCCAAATTTAAAAATTATCGGCATGTCGGCTACCCTATATAGAATGGGGATGGGCATGATCACAGAGAATGGTTTATTTACAGATGTAGTTTACGATAAAACAAATTTGGCAGGCTTTAATGAGCTTTTAGCGCAAGGCTACATGGCTCCTCTAATCCCGCTTAGAACCAAGACAGAGCTAGATGTTTCTGATGTTAGCGTGGTGAAAGGAGAATTTGTTTCCACTCAATTACAGGGAGCGGTAGACAAAGCAGAAATAACTTTTAATGCATTAAAGGAAATGTGCCATGCCGGGCAAAATAGAAAATCTTGGCTTATCTTCGCTTCAGGTATTGAGCACGCTGAGCATATTGCGGACCAACTCGGCGCGTTTGGAGTTGATTGTGCACCAGTGCACAGCAAACGACCAAGCGAATATAATGACGCAGCAATTAGAGCTTTTAAATCAGGCCAACTTAGAGCTATCGTTAACTATGGAAAACTTACAACTGGATTTAATCACCCTGAAATCGACCTTATTGGAATGCTCAGGCCAACCTTAAGCGTACCGCTATGGGTACAAATGCTTGGACGTGGCACTAGGCCAGCTAAAAAGGATTGCTTGGTTTTAGACTTCGCTCGCAATACTCCACGACTAGGCCCAATTAATGACCCTCGCATTCCAAATAAAAAAGGTTCAAATGGAGGCGAGTTACCTGTTAAAATTTGCGAAGCTTGCGGCTGTTACAATCATCCTCGCGTAAGAAACTGCATTCAATGTGGGGAAGAATTTAGCTTCGCAGTTAAAATTGTTTCTAAAGCTGGAACTGATGAACTCATTAAAGCAGCAGCTATAGAAGCTATACCAATTATTGAAACCATGAATGTAATGGGGGCACATTATGAAAAGCATCCCGGCAAACTTGGTAAACCTCCTACATTAAAAGTGACTTATTATACTACAGGACTTCCATTTAAAGAATGGATTTGTCTTGAACATAACGGGATGGCTGGTAAGATGGCTAGGGATTGGTGGAGGAGACGGCATAAGGATGAACCTCCAGCTACAATTGACGAAGCTTTGAAATATACTAGTAACTTAAAATGTCCGCGATTTATTAGAGTTCATGTAAATAAATTACATCCTGAGATATTGGGGGCAGAGTTCTAATGAGCAAACCTGTAGATTGGTATGGAGCTAATAAAACTTTAAAAGCTCCTAAAGGAACAACTGAAGAACAAGTTCAAGATTTACCAATTTTTTCTAATGGAGTTGTTTGCGTATCACGTTGGCAATTATCAAATGAGGCATTAACAGAAATAATAGAAAGTGGATGTATTTTTGTTAGTTGCTATAGTGGTGATACCCAACCTCCTATTTTTGTTGGAAGCCATGACGAAACTAGGGAAGTAGCTGTAGATTATGGCCCCGTGTGGAAACTAAAACCTAATGTATAAACAACCCAAACCAATAATGAGACAAAGCAGCTATGCAGACTTTTATCAAGCTGTGCAAGTTGCTGTAGATCGCGTAATTAAACAACCCCAAACTGTGCCGTATCAAAATTGTTTAAACTGCGAACATTGGAAGTATAAAGAAGATTTATGCGGAAAATTTAACGCTAAGCCTCCTACTGAAATCCTTATTTATAGTTGCCCTGAATATAAGGATAACAATGACATCCCTTTTTAATTACTGAGTTAGAAAATAAATGGAGAATGGAAAAATGAAATTAAAATGTATTGGTGGAATAGCTGATGGTCAACTAGTAGATGTTGATGAATATTTAAAAACTGGTGATTTAATTAGAGTTTCAGCTAAAGTTACATTTACTATATCTAATTTTGAACAAGATTTAGAAGATTTTAGATATGGGAAATCACCAGAAAGCATGACAGTTCCATACTATATGTATAGAATTTGTTATATAGCAGGATCATTTAGAGATGGACGTAAGCAAAAATTAGAATATCTTTGCCCTGAAAATTGGCATGAATGGGAAGCTATATTACATCAATTTGGAAAATAAATGGCACGTAAACCCGGATCAACTAAAGTAGAACCTGTTAAATCAGGATTACTAGCTGCATTAGAATTTGTATCTTGTGTATCTGATAAGCTAGGGGCTCCTCATGAAACCCATGTTGGTTTGCGCAATAAGTGGGCTATTGCTTTCAATGGTATTGTTGCTGCTGGTAGCCCTATTCCTGAAGATATTTACGCCTTCCCACATACTTTGCTATTACTTGAAGCATTGTCCAAATGCGATGAAAGCTATTCCCTCACACAACTTGACAACCAAAGGTTATCCATCAAAGCAGGAAAATTCAAAGCGACAGTTCCGTGCCTTGATCCATTACTAATGCCAGAAGCTTTTCCTGACCCTCAAATTGTGGGTATTACGAACAAGTTTAAAGAGGCTGTAGAAGCAGTTGGAGTGCTAGCTAGTGAGAATGCTCAGCACGTTTTAACAGCCTCAGTGCTCATGAATGGGGCTTCTGTGATATCTACAAATCGAGTGATGCTACTGGAATACTGGCATGGGTTAGACCTTCCTCCTAATGTTCCATTGCCTAAGGAATTTGTTAAAGCTCTCACTAAACAGAAAAAGAATTTAACAGGATTTGGTTTTAGCAAAAGCTCAGCTACATTCTATTTTGAAGATGGATGCTGGCTTAGGACGCAACTATATGCTGATGAATGGCCTAATGTTAGTAGCATTTTAAATCGTGACGCCAACCTGTGGTCTATTGATATCAACTTTTTTAAAGCCTTAGATGCTATCGCGTCATTCTCAGAAGATGGTAATGTTTATTCTAAATTAAATCTGCTTTGTAGTCACGCTGATGAAGGTGTAGGGGCGAGCTATGAATGTAATGGCATTCCTGCTGGCTTTATTTACCCGATTAAGCAGTTAATGATCATGAAGCCTTATGTTACTAAAATTGATTACATGGCTAACGGAATTGCAGACAGCACTTATTGTTTGTATTTTTCTGGTGATGAAATGCGAGGGGTTATAAGTGGCAGGCAGCGTTAACAATGAAGGTCTAATAACCTTAGAACGTAAAGCCATTCTCAAACCCCACCAGCCTCGCGCTTTCGTTGAGCGAGAATTTTTAACTGATGCTGAAATACTAGCTAACGTAGGAGGAACACTTTTCCTTAACGTTGAAAGCTACCCAAATTATTTTCTCATAACATTTAAATTGCATAACGGAAAATTTCTACAGCTAGAGTGTGGGGAAGGCCGTTCTTTAAATCCACAATTTCTATCATGGCTAATGTTCAATTATCGTACCGTTGGTTTCAATTCGATTAGCTATGACTTGCTTGTTTTATGGCTGGCTTATCATCGTCAAGACGCTTCACTTTTAAAGGAAGCTACCGAGCAAATTATTATTGGCGGTATGCGAGAATGGGAACTAAAGAAAACCTTTAAGTTTCAAACTTTTAATACTAACCATATAGATTTGATTGAAGTAGCTCCACTCAAAGGAAGCCTCAAGCTATATGGCGCTAGGCTTCATACCGAAAGCATTCAAGAGCAGCCATTTGATATCAATGAAAACTTGAATGAATTTCAAATCAGTGAACTTAAAAAATTCAATTGTACTCAGCTAAATATTACTGAGCAGCTTTTTGATTTTATGAAAGAACGTCTAGACCTACGCGAAAGTTTAGGTAATGAGTATCATGAAAACTTAATTAGTAAATCAGATGCTCAAATTGCTGAAGTAATTCTAGTTAAGGAAATTACCAAACTTAACGGAAAAAAGCCTTCTAGACAGGATGTAGAAACTGGATCAGTTTTTAGATATTCTGTACCTAATTATATAAATTATCAAACACTAGAACTTAAGAAGCTATTAGAGAGAGTTAGAACTTCCAAGTTTACAGTCATGCCATCTGGTAAGATGGATATTCCAGAGGAAGTAAAAGCTCATGTTAAAATTAACAATGGTATATATAGATTGGGTATTGGCGGCTTGCATAGTTCTGAAGAGACTGTATTTTATAAAACCACTGAAAAAGTGTCTATTGTTGATAGGGATGTTGCAAGCTATTACCCTCGCCTCATTACTACTCTTGGCTTATATCCTATATCTTGTGGTCCCAATTTCTTAGTTGCTTATAACCATATTATTGATGTTCGCTTAGACGCCAAAGCTAGAAAGATATTTTCCAGAGACAAAGGTTTAAAGATTGTTATCAATGGAACATCAGGAAAGCTAAGTGACGTATGGTCTACTTTCTATTCTCCTGACAATACAATTCAAATGACAGTTAGCGGGCAACTTGCTCTATTGATGTTTGTTGAGTTGTTAGAATTAGAAGGCATAAAAGTAGTATCAGCTAATACAGATGGCATTGTTATGCTTGTGCCCACAAATAAGGAAGCTACTTATGAGCAAATCTACAAGTATTGGGAAAGTATTAGCGGATTTACCACTGAGGAAACACGCTATAAGAGTTATTATGCTAGGGATGTTAACGCTTATTTTGCTGTCAAACTGGATGGCAAAGTAAAGAAGAAAGGCAACCCCTATGCTGAAGTAGGTTCGCAGTCTGGAACTCAATTAGATGTTAATCCTACTGTACAGATATGTTCTGATGCTGTAGAAGCTTTATTGGCTAAAGGTGTTCCGATTGAGCAGACTATTCGAGAATGCCGTAACTTCACCCGTTTTGTAAATGTCAGGCAGTCTAAGGCACCGGGGGCGCATAAGGATGGTGAATATTTAGGGAAAGTGTTGCGTTGGTACTATGCCAAAGGAGAATTAGGATGCATACAAACAGTAGCAGCTAATAATAAGGTTGCAGATAGTGACGGAGCTAAACCAGCTATGGACTTACCTAAAGAGTTTCCAACTGATATTAATTATGAGTGGTATATTAATCACACTAAAGGTATATTAGAGGATATTGGGTATTTGGCTAGGCCAAAGCAGATCAGCTTTTTCTAGCAATCATTCAAACAGACCGAAACATTGGCGAGGAACCCATGAACACCGCTCTATATCCGAACGTCGTCCGCCGCTGGTTCGCGCTAAGGCTCTCACAACAGAGAACTATAGCCGCATCTCTGGGACTGCCGCCGCAAGGCACGTCCGGCCAATTCGACTGGGGCAAATTAGTTCTGCTCACAGCCAAGGAAAAGGGCGAGTTGCCCCGCGTGGCTGCAGAGCTGGAAGCTTACGAAAAGGACGAGGGCTAGAGCCCGGAGTGGCCGGCTATCCGAAACAGTGAAGGAGAATGTGATGCCAAAATGGAGATATGGCCGACCACAGCGCACAGCGCATAACAGCGCATTTCTCTATATGAGTACCTTTGGTGAACAGGCATCTATTGGAAAGTGCGAAGTGGTGCGCTGTGCGCTGTGGTGTAATCAGACGTTGGGAGCATAACATGAGCGGAGACGACAGAATATGCGCGACATGCCACGCTGTTTTGGCCGACGGCCCTCAACCGGCGGCGACCTATGAATCACTCCAGCATCGGGATCGTAGCATGATCAGCATGAGGGATTCTGAACTGAACTACCTTGACGAGGTGATAAGACGCTCAAAAGAGCGAAGAACTGGATTCTTTGGGGAAAGAAAAACAACCAAAGCCGAAGCGGCCGAATCCGTTTTGGTAGCCTTTGCACCAGCATTGTTGGCAGAGATAAGGGCGCTACGCACACATCAGTAACCCGGACTGGCAAGGTGACCGAAAGAGCCGTTTATTTTTAAGGGCTCCTGAGCTACCCCCTGACGATTTTAACTCACCCAGCCTTCTTATTTTCAATCTGGCGATGGGTCATAGCGTTGTGTATCTGACACAATCTGATCACGCCTATAGGTAAAGTAATACCCATAGTAACTATTTCTAATATTTTAATAATATCATCTAAATTCATTTTCTATGGATCATACTATATAAAAAAGTAAATAGCCCACGATAAGGATATAAAAACTTAAATGGATATGAGCGCCGTCCTTTATTATTTGGGGGAGCCCTCATACCTAATGCTACCGCATTAATAGCTAAAAGTACCCCGCTAGCACTCACTAGAATTAAACAAGTTAACTTCCAATCAATTGATGAAATCGAGTATAATAAAGTAAGTGCTGCGATAGTGAATGCTAATCGACGTAACCATTGCAAAGTAGGATGATCGATCTTACTAGTACGATCAGTTTCAGCTTGTTGCATTACAAATACTAGCAGCCCTGATACTATAAGAGCTACAAGTGTATACGCAAAATCAACCCAATCAGTCATTTTTTAGCTTTCTGAGGATGTTCCATGACCCAGCAGATTCAACAATGCCTTGACAAATGGCCATCCCAGCTAAACCGATAATGAATGCAGAAGTTCCGTCTGATGTTCCTAAGATTTTTCCGACCGTGGAACCAAGATAATTTGCAGCAAGGCCCCCGACGACGATGGAACCTATAATCGCCCAAGGCTTGGACTTTTTAAAGACGAAAGCATTGGCCACGCCACCCGCAAATCCAGCTACTAAATCTTGCAGATGAATGCCAACTAACGACAGGAAATCATTAGACATTTACCCCGCCTCTGCTCGCGTGCTGATCAATAAAAGTAGATCGCGCGGAGTGACGCGGCTAAATTTTACTGCCATTTCTTTAGGCAATATACCACATTCCGCTAATGCCGTTCCTAATAATTCACTGCAATACCATGCACCAAAAGATTGCCAATCACGACTTGGATAAAAATAAGCTAATATTGCCCACAAATCGTATGGCTTACCAATCTGGCTTTCAATGAAGGCGTAAAAGATTTCCTCTTGTTCTATTGTTGTTTTTACATCAATAAACATCTCCTGACTAAACTTCCCTACATCATATCTTAAGGATCGCGCTTTTACTCCATCATCCATCGCTCCAAGCAAAGTTCCATCTGGCATTACTACTTCGCAATGAGTACTCCAAAACCCATATTGGGCAATACGACATGCCCAATTAAACATCCCCGGATGCGATACAAAGCGAAGCGTTATCATATCGGAGGAAGCGGCGCGTTAAATTCGTCTAAATCACGGTCTAACTGCGCTCTAACATCATCGATCTGTGTCTGTGTAACAGTTCCAGCAGCAGCATCTTCAGCTAGCTTCTGAATTTTCTTAATACGATCATAAACGTTTACCCCTGCTTCAATGAGGGAAGGAAGCGCAGCCATCGCCGCAGCAATTAGCTTTAGAATTAGTTCTGTGTTCATGGTAGGCTCCCAACGTTCATTCCTACTTCTGCGGCGGACCTTTTGAGGTTGCCGTAAAGCGCGACCAACTGATTATAGGCTACTGTAGCGTTGACCTGATCATTGTTATCAACAAACGATCTAAGCTGCGCAATCAATGGTTTTGCTTGTCTAGTATAAGGCTGAATAATTTCTATGTTCTGTCTACAGTTAACATCAGCAGTACCAGCGATACATGCACGCCGATAGGAAAGAAGTATTTGTAAAGCTGCATCAAATCCTAGTTCAATCTGTGCTTCTTTCTCTTTCGTGACTGGATTGGCAATAGTTGCGGTAGCAAATTGAGCAATGTTTTGCAGCGTTTGAAGCTGTGCACAACCACTAAGTGTTAGTACAAGAATTAAAGATGCAATAATACGGCGCATTTATATCTCCTATGAAACGCGAGCTATAGCAGCAGGAACAACAGACGGAGACGGAGAAGCTGCTGCTGTTTTAGCATCAGTAACGATAGTCTGTACTTCAGGTAATGCAATCGTCGCTGCAATCAAAGTATTCTTAGCCTCAACACTAGCAGGAATGCTAGGGTCTTGAGCAATTGCGCTTGTTGCCTCTATTAAAACTTTCTGCGCGCTAATCGCTGCTGAGCTAGATGGCCCAATCGCAATTGCTTGAACTTGTGCAATCTGATTAGTTGGGCTAGCACTGCGCAATGCTTGAATACCACCATAAACTACGCCAATAGCTCCTATTAACTGGATAAGAGCATTAACAGTAGCCCCCATGCTCTCTATGGCTACCTTAACGGCATCCATATTTACACCCTTAGCTTGCAATCCAAAAATAGTAATTGCAACTCCTATAGCAGTACCAACATGGCGAGTAGCAGCGTCAACTTCAGATTTAGTTGGCAATCTCATATTGTAAAATCCTTTTAAGCCTCGTTAGTTGAAATTTTTCCGTTACTCGTTACTAAAGGTAATGACTGCAAACCAATATGATTAGGAGCACTAACACTGCTAGGCCACCAAAAGCCTTTATTCAAACGACTTACAGGAAACGGTATAATACTGACTTTATCGGATTGATTTCCGCCTAGCCCCATAATATTCCCATGTTGGTCCTTGCCCACAACTACAATGACGTGTCCCCCGCCATTGCGAAGCATAGGAGCAAACGCGCCCACTGCCGGACCATTTAGCCTAACTGATGGCCATTTGCCAGCAAAATCTAGAGCCCAAAGGGTTTCAGTTCCCTTTAGCCCAACTTTAGTTAAAATATGATTGGCGAAAAGCGCGCACCATGGAACGCTATCGTGAGTATAAGTTTCGCTTATATCCCCGCCTTCCTCTTTAGCCCAATCAATAATAGATTGATTGTCCTTAGAGCCAATGATTTCTTTAGTGCCAACTAATTTAATACCAGCTTCCAACCATAAAGGACGATTAATTTCTGAATGCTCAATTGTGGGCAAAGCATTTTCTAATGGAGCAGCGTCGATAGCTTTAGCTGTCAATGGCCCTATTTCACCATCAGTAATAAGCCAAGCACGACGCTGAAATGCTTCAACAGCAGTATCAGTAGCAGAACCAAAATAGCCAGTACCTTTTAATTTGTATCCCCTTTTAGCTAATTCTAACTGAGCTAGCTTAACTAAGTCACCACTCATTCCCATTTTTAAAGTAAGAGAAGGCTTAGAAATTTTATCGGATAAAGTTGGCATTAATATATCTTTCTTATGGATTGAACGAAACCCATCCAGCGCTAGGTCTAGCATCTGCTGCACGACTAGCCCCGGCAGGTTGACCATTTAAAACTAAATTAGTACTACAGCCATTTTTTACAGCGTCATATATAGCAAAATTACCAATACTATTAGTTGCTTGTAATTGCACTAAATTAGTACACCCATTTCCACCAGTAGCATGCATAACAGTCGCCGAATGCGTAGCAGTGGTCATGTTGATATTTATACCTGTAGTAATAGCTTCAGTATGAAAACCATCTAATGTTATTTGACCACCTATCATATTTACAGCATTTCCAGCATAAGTTCCTTCTGATACAGTATCATAAAATTTTAATAAGGTAGTTCCTGCATTTAAAACTATGCCATCACTATTAGCAGTAGAAAACATAGTACAAAATAAATTATGTGATGTGAATAAAGCTGCGCCACCGTAGCCTGTATCGTATCTAAAACAACCACGTTGGCCGCCATAGATAGCTACATTACTAATAGCTCTAAGTTGCTGAGCAGCGTTAGTATATAGCATGTAAGTGCCAGCATTACCAGTAGGCGTAATAGTGGCCGATAATCCTACATCTGCTATCTGAGCGCCAAAACAAGCTATTTGTGAATTAGGATCGCATAACGTTACAAAATTAGAACCTCCTCCAATACCAGCATCGCACATATGAAGTTGCGAATTTACTGGTCCTTGTCCTCTAAGCTGAGTACCTCCGTAAATAGTCAATGCGCTACATACCATAGCTACACCCTTAGGAAGCAACACAGCAGTAGACGCCATTGGTCCTCCATTGGTTGTAAAACCATTTATAGAAGGAAGATAGGCAGCATAATCAAGAGCAGCTTGGATAGCTGCAAAATCATTGGTAGCAGAACCATCTACTCCTAGCCAATCAAATACAGCGCCGAATTGTCTAGGATCAATAAAGTTATCAGAAACATACTGCCACTTATTACCCCCTGCATCAGTAAAGCTAGCTCTAACAGTAGTAACGGTTGCTACTGTAAAAGTAACAGTAGTAGAGCAGCCGGTAATGGTTGCTGATAGAACATCTCCGACAGCATAACCATATCCACCAGCATTAAACGTTTTAGTAATAGCAGAGACTACATTAGCTGTTACAGTAACGTTAGCCATAAAGCCAGTGCCGACACCGCCAGAAAAAATAGTTCCTCTATAGGTTCCATTAGTACAACCTGATGTTCCGTTATTTGAAATAGTCCCTGATGCTACGTTTTGATCTAAAAATTCTCCTGCTGCTTTTCTATAGAAAGTAGCTCCTCCACCGTCTGTAGCGGACGCATATCCTAATGTTTTTATAGCATTAACATTAGTTAAATCTAAAGCTGCCGCTGCGGTTCTAGTTTGAACAACTAAAGATGTTGGGGTAGTCCAAGTTTGAGTAGTAGGAACTAACTGGCTAATAACTGTAGTACCTGAGCCGGAAGGAACACAGCCAGATAATGCACCTGTAAAAATATTACATGATGCTGTAACTTGAGTAGCAGTTACAATTCCTTGATTACCTCCAACACTAACAACACCAGCTTGAGCAGCAAATTGAAGCCACACTAAAGGATCAGTGCCAACAGTTGTTACAGTAGCTTGTAATACCCAGCTAGTACCAATATTAGTAGAACCTGATGTGATAAGAGTATATGAACCTGCTGTCATCTCAGCAGCTTCATCAAAATAAGTAGCTCTAGTTAAAACCCAAGGTGCAGCACCGCTACCAGCGTCAGTTACCGTATAGATGCCATTTTGAAAAGACGATGCTTGGTCTTTAACAAGCACAACAGTGCTTAATGGCGCTGCTGTTCCGTCTACAGTTAAAGTTGTATTAGAACCTGCTGTTAATGTAGCTCCTACACCTAAAGCTCCATTAGAATATGTAGGAGTATTTGGAAGCACAGCCGCAGTTGCTAAAGCAGATTGAGCTAAAATATTTAATCCAGTAGCAACACTATCAACATAAGCTTTAGTAGCAGCATCGGTAGGATTAACAGGAGCGTTAAGATCAGTAATAGAAGTAGCCCCTCCCGATACAACTATACCAGCACTAAATGTTTGTTCTGCTGAAAAAGTATTAGCTGTATTTAAAAGTGGGACAGTATTGCCGCTAGTACCAATGTTAGCTGTGCAAGCTGTCCCAGCATCAATTAGATTAGAACAACGAGCAATACTCAAATTAACATCAGGAGCTATTTTAACAATATAGTTTATAGTTTTAGATGGCTGAATGATAGAAAATGGAACTGCTGAATAAATAATATTTAAAGTTCCTGCGGTTCCTCCTCCACCAGTAGTAGAAGCAGGATTAGTAGGAACCACAGAACATTGGCCCGCTGTTACTAATACAGGATCGGTAATAGCACCAGCTACAATGGTAACGTTAAATTGTGGTTGAGTAGTACAAGTTCCTCCTGATACGGTTAGTAATTGCGTTCCAGCAGTATAGCCAGAACCGCCAGCAGCTACAGTAGCACTAACAGCAATACCCCCAGTATTAGCAGACACTGCAATAGCTTGCGCTGCATTTGTGGAAGTTCTAGCTGCTAACGTAGTGGTTGTGTTTCCAAATTGACCAAACGCGCCACCTGCCGCATTAGATGACACTAAAGCGGTAGTTGCATTTGGTATTTGAGTATCAGTAGTTGTGACGCTAATAGAATTGGCGCCAGATGAACTTACATTAGGAAGGCTGGAAGAAATTAAAGTTTTTGATTGGCTACCACCGTTACCAGCTAAAGAATTCGGATCGGTATAAAAAGATACCGTCAAATTAGCTGAGCTAGAACCTCCCATATTATTTCTACCGGGAAGCACAACACCACGTAAATCGGGAGCATTAAAAGTAGTTAAACCATTACCATTGCCCCACGGAAAGAAAGTACTAGTAGTAGTAACAGAAACAGTTGCGTTAGAACTAATAGTAACCGTAGTAGAAGTTTTAGAAATAACTGTAGAGCCAGCAGTAATACAAGCTGCTTCTACTGCTGCTCCAACGTTTATTTGAGTAGTGTCACTAACATTAGTTAAAGTAGCATTTCCACTGATACAAGTAATATTTTGAGTTAAAGTTATAGCACTAAGCAATTGTGAATATGTAGTTCTATCTAGCTCTTGCCCATAAGAAAAAGCATAATTAGCAGGAGCTACAAAACCAGACCAAGGCAAAACACTACCTACAGCCAACCCATCTCCTACTGTAATACTACCTGAGCCTCCAGCCCCAGCAGATGAAGTATTTTTATCCCATTGGATATTATTATTACGATCTTTTACAACCTGACGATAAGAACCATTTCCTAAAATCAAAGCTCTACCAGCAGCATCCAATACAACAGGATTGGTATTTAAAACTGTAGCATCCGCATCTTTCCAAGTTGCTTTGCGAGTGCTGGTGCTCGGAATATAAAAATCTACAGTTCCAGACGTTAAAGGCTTTCCATTTCTATCTAAAAATGTAGTCATAGCTGGCGGTAAAATCGCCGCGTTCTGAGCATACGCAAAGTGAACTTGCGCAATTATAAGCGCAGAAAGAACGAAAGTTTTAAAAATGGAATACATACCTTTAATCCTATTAGCTCTCTTAATTTTTAAATATCGCAACTATATCTGGATGCCCACATTACTCATTTTAGTTGCTTACGCAAAGTTTAAATTGTATGATCCTATTTCACTTCAAGTAAAATTATGGCGATACAATTCTAGTAAGAGCATTAGCGCCACGTGTTACCAAAGAAGGCTTAGGCCCCGGTATCTGAGCTTCAAGCGCCGCGATTAAAGCATCCCGGCTAGGACCTTCAGTTGGTAAGGCATACTGTGCATATCTAGCATTATGTTCACGCGCTAAAGCCATTTTAACTTTGTCTTTACCCCATGCCGCTGTTTTAGCTCCAGCTAGTAAGCCAGTAGCAACCCCCGGATATCCACCCATAAAGAAATTAGCTGCTTCTGATGCTGCTACAGCAGGGGCGCTTTTCATAACTTCAGTTTTAGCTGGTAATGCAAACTGTTCTTTAGAAGCAGAACGCATAGCAGTCTGGCTACCTTCAATAATCTTATTGTGGGTATTAGCTATCTTGCGTTCATCTTGTAAAGTTTTAACAAGTTTGTCAGTTTCTTCCTTACCAAATATAACTTCTAATTTCTTACGATTAAAATCAGCTTCAGGAACTTCCATTCCTCTACGCGCAGCAAAGCGAGTATTATGAATGGTAGTATCTAATTGAAGGCGAGCGCCTTCCTTAGCTGCTTCTTTTTCAGCATCAGACAAACCTTTAAACCATTCTTCAGTAAATTCAGGACGGCCTTCTAACTTTTTAGAATTAGTAAAGATACCGTTATATCCCTCATGGAAAGCATCATCAATTTCTTTAGCATCACGAAACTTAGATAAAGCTGGTTTGTATTTTCCATCAGCAGACTTATCAATAGCTTTTACCAATTCTTGCCTTACCCCCATCAAAGCATTACCCATGCGTCTAGCTTGCCCATCTGCGCTATTTAGCAATTCTTGGGCGGTTTGACGTAATACAGATTGAAATTGATGTAATGCTTTAGGGTCAGTCCTTTGTTCTTTGGCATTAGCAAGCATGGTTCTGACTTGATTTAACTGCTTATTTATTTCAGTAGAAGGCAACGTACTTTCAGAAGTAATAATCTTGTTTACCCCCGGCTTTACAATATTATCAATATGCTCAAGTACTGGGTTTATATCTACAGGTCTAGCATTAGCTACAGCAGGTTGAATTTCTTTTTCCCCAGCATCAGTAGCAGCTTTTTTTAATTCCTGTAATTTAGTTACACCATTAACAGGCAAGCCAGTAGCGCTATCATAAGCTGTTTCTACAGCAGCTTTTGACCCAGCTAAACGAGCGTCAGATGCTCCTTTAAGATAATTAATTTGAGGACCATCATTAGCAAAAAGATGTTGAGTATCTTGTAAGACTTTAGGAGATAAATCAGCAGGAGCTAAACGAGGGTTAGCTTTCATTTCCCTTACTACAGCAGGAAGATTTTCACGTCCAATACTTTCAACAAGAGTTGATAAAGCTTTATTCTTAGGTAATGCTTTAACTACTGCTGATCCACCGGGAACAACAGGAATAGCCGCGCCAGCTACAAAGCCAGCACGACTCCCAATGTCTTTGCTACCAGTAATATCAGTTACAGGAGTAGCTACCCCACCTTCAACCAAACCGCTAGCTGGTGAAGTAACAACTTGCAAGGCGCCTAACGCAGCTTTACCCGCTCCCTTGTAAGGCTTTCCTGCCCCTATATCTTCTATACCGCTGGAAAACATTTCTTTTCCAGATTTAAAAGCACTACTAATGCTTTCTTCTATATTAGTTGTGGGCAGCAATCTTCTAGTTCTAGGAACATCTTTAAATTCTGACTTATAATTATTAAATTCGTCAGAGCTTTCTTTAGATAATCCAGAAATAGGAGGATGTGGCTCACCAGTAATAACTACTTTTTTAATATCCTTTGGTAAAGCTTTAGCTTCAGGAACATTAAACTCAGACAATATACTATCAATATCTAAAGCATCTACTGCTTTCTTTGCAGTAGAATTTCCTTTAAAGTCTGATAAGATATCGTCTATATTAAATTCAGCCATTTATTCACCAGTATCATAAATTTTAGCATCTTTAGCTAACTGTAAAGTTTCAAAAAACTTAACAGCTTTCTTCTTAGCTGACGCATCGCCATTCTTATAATCAGACTTCATTTTACTAACTAGCTTATCGCGTTCTTTTACATCCATTAAATCCAAAGTTAAAGCTTTTTCATCTACAGATTGTGGGAAATTTCCCTCATGCTTAATATAATTTTCGTAATCTCTCCCTTTAAATGCATTAGGTTTTAAAATTTGAACGCGATCTAATGCAACAGCATCGCGAGTTAAATTTTGTAATGCTTGTGTTAATTGTACCTTGGGATTAGGACTACCAGCTTCAGCTAAAGCTTGCTGAGCATCTGATCTTTGACCAATAGGGCTATTGCCCACATACTGAGCTAGCTTCTTATTTAATTCTTGCCTAATGACAGTAGGATCGTTTTCAGTTTTAGTATCGACTAAACCCCATGCTTTTAAACCTGCCACAGCAGTATTAAATTGCTCGGTCCCCGGTCCTGTAGCTAGTCCCGGCATAAGCTTTAGCGCCTGAATAGCTGGCTTAATTGATTGCGCCCTAGCTGACGCATTCAGTTGCGCCTTAGTATAGGCTTCCTTACCCTCATTGAAGAGAGGGGCAGGAGCCGACCTATAAGCCCCAGCAAAGCGATTGTTAAAATCGGTTGGGGTTTCTGCCGTCCTATCGACAGTAGGCCCTGTCGGCCCGGTTGTAGGCCGTGCAGCAGGCAAAGCAGATCGAGGGCTAGGAGCCCCGGCAGGAACCACCCCAGCAGGCCCGGATGGAGGAACCAATACTTGCTGGTTTTGCTGATCAAATACAGGAGTACCGGGAGGAATTTGAACCGGCAATTTAGTAGCAGATTGGAAACCGCCGCCTCTAGCTGCTGGTGCTCTTACCCCTTGATAAATATTAGATTGATCTGATATAGTTTCAGTAGTTCCGTACTGTTGATTAATTCTTTGCTGCGTATCCATACCCCTGCGTAAAGCATTTTCTGAAAAAGCTTTAACACTTGGAGCGGCGTTAAGTTCATCCATCATATGCTTAGTAGCTTCTGGAGGAAGCTTTAACGTAGTAGCAAATCTATTTAATCTCTCAGCAGCTTGAGGCTTAGTAATATTAGGATCATCAATCATAGTTGATAATTCTTGGTTCATCAACGTAAATTGAGTATTCATTAAATCTAATTTTTGTTTATCAATAGAGATAGCACCGCTTTCAATTTGCTGCTTCTGCTGCTGCAATCCTCCAAGCTTCTGCGCAGTATCTAAAGGAGATACAGGCAAAGTCGGTTTGGGATATGAGGAAGTATCAGCTTCTAAACCAGCCATAATCAATTTACCTTATGAAGAAAACGGGGTCGGCCCGCTAGGACCACCTAAAGTAATTGGTCCTGATGATTTACCATATAATCCATTATACATAGCATAACCACTAAGATTATTTGATAGATTAGAAATAGAACTTCCAGTAGCATTAGCAGCGGCAGCTTGCGCATTAGCTCCACTAGTTAAAGCTGTCCCAGTATTATAGGCTGCCTTTTCACCCAATACACCTGTGCCAGTAGCAGCACTAGCACCAGTATCAATTAAACCTTTAAGGCGATTGTAAGAATTAGTTCTATTGATATTTTCCATATCAAAAGCAGTCTTATATGTATCTGTAGCCAATCCTTTAGCAAATGCTGCTGCACCTTTTAAAGCTGCACCTGATGACGCCAATCCTCTTGCTGCTGCGGAGTTAGTAACAGCTTTTTGACCTTGAGTAGAAGCAAATTTATAATAATCACTTCCTTCTAGGACATTAGGATCAATCGAAATAGGTGAAGTTAATTGATCGAGACTTTTAGTCATTCTGCCAGTAGCATCAGTACCAATATCACGATAAGGACTTAAATCTGATCTGGTTTGCTGATACTGCTCCTGCTGAATAGCTGCTACGCGGTCAGCATTCTTAGACTGAATATCAGCAGCTTTATTAGCTCCATAAATAGACGCACCAGCCCCAATAACTGCTGAGCCTATAACTGCTGTTGCTACCCATGCATTACATAAGCAAGGATCAACAAATTCAAAATCTATGTTTACCTTGCTGCTAGTAATCATAATTTAAATTCCAATTGATTAGCGTTACAAAACTCTAACCATTCATCTTCAGACTTAGCAATAAAGTGATCTTTAATTTTATCTATATCAATATCATCAGTACCGTGAATTGTAGTCCATACACAATCAGTTAAAGTGTGGGCCGCACGCTTAGTACCGGGAGGGGAAACAACTGTAAATGGCGCGGAAACTTCCTTAACCCCTTCCTCAGTCGTCACTATCATAGTTCCGGCAGACAAAATATTTAAATTTTCAAATTTATGAATTTCGCCAGTTAATGTAACCCCTGCTGGTATATGAAGTTCTCTAGCATAAACACCTTTAGAAAAATGATGTATTACTTTTAATTCTATTTGAGGCATCATTTTTAAATGATCCTCAAGTGCAAATACTTTATCACGTAAAGCTAATTGCATTTAAGCTCCCAAAAATTGTACTGTTGGTAAAACAGAATATGTAACTATAACGGTATCCCCAATACGAATAGGAACAATCAATGGAGTAACTATAGACAATGGGATAGTGTCTAACCCTCTAACCAAATCAATATCTGATATAGTACCACCAGAAATAATTAAACTACCATTAGCATTAGCTGTATAAGAAAACGGCGAAGCACTAACAGTTATAGCTTGAACAGCAGGAGCCGGTTGAACTAATTGTTGAAAGAAACTATTCCAAGGTGGAAGTAAGTACCCAACGTTATTAGCAACTCTAACTAAAGCTGCCTGCATATTTAATACAGGTTGCGTCATGTTGCTGCTTTCACAACTTCAATAAAAGCTCCATTTAAAGCAGTTTTAGCATTAGCCGAACTACTTAATTTAAATATCCTGTCTCTAGCCATACCCAATCTATTCCAAGATGGCACAGTACGATATTCACCAGTCCTACCCATAGATTGAGTGACTGGATTACCATAAGACTTACCCTTATCGTCTGACCAACTTAAAGAAATTAAAGGATCATCCTCTTGATCCTCTATCGTTCCTACTTCAATATCAGCATCAAAACTTTTAAAAACTAGCTTATCATTATTATCAGTCATATGCGGAAACGTCCTTATCCAAACAATAGGACTTCCATCATCTGTATATGAATTTATATCTAATTTTAAAAGTTTTCCGTTTTCCCAATCTCCAACTAAATTAAAACCATTAGCAAACATACAACAATTAGCTCTAGGTCTTAAAAAGTTTCCATTGTCATCAACCCAATTCCATTCATTCCATTGCTTGGTTTTTAAATCGTATAACCAGCCTTTACTAGCGGTAGGAAAAACCAATGCATAAAAAGCATGATCCTCGATTTGAAAACAAAAACCTACAGCATCAGATAGAGTGACATAACCTTTCATCATATTTACTGTTCTAGGTGTAGATATTTCAGTTAATTCATATCCTTGACCTTGAACAATTAGACCATTTCCTTGTTGATCTTGCATAATGAAAAATACAAGTACATCCATAGTAGCTATAGAATATTGAGCCGCGCACCCATGATTGATATATGCGCCTTGAACTCTTTGAAAATAAAAATCTGCTGCCCCCGTACCAATCCAAATTTCTGTAGTTCTATTTCCTATTAACCAAAGCTCACCATGAATTGTTACGATGCCCACAATAGGATCATTGAAGCCAGACTTAGTAGCAATGTCTAATGGATCAAAAGCTCCAATAGTACTTAGTAAAGTGAAATCAGCATTTGAAACAGATATAAACCATTGGTTAGTACCCGGAACATTAAATATATAAAATGTGTCTAACAATGCTACAAAATCAGCGCCATAGAAGTTTGGATCAGTTATTTGCGAAAACGCATTAGTAGCTATATCTATGACATATCCATTGACACCATCTACTAGGACAATGGTCAAACCATTATCTACCATATAGACTTGGCTTAAGCGGTCAGCTATATTCCCAATTAGCACTACAGTCTGATCACTTAAAACATAATAAACATTAGGACCAACTACATAGTAAGCTGTTCCTATGCTAGTATTGTAACAACCTCTTGCGGTCCTAGCGAAATCAGGATCAACATATAAAATTGTACCGGGGGTAGGGTAATAGGTAACTTTAGCTGGAGCTTGAGGGTCTTTTTCATTAATCTCAGCATAGAGATTAACGCACTCTTGCCCTGAAGCAATAATGCTTTTTCCATCATAGGCTGAGCTTATAAGTTCAACTCTCATTAGTAAGCATCAGCGTTAAAGATATAGAAGCCCGCTCCTCCACCCCGCCTAAAGCGAAGTGAGCTAGGCATTTTTAGTGATGGAATTTGAGCGTTCTGATTTTTAATATCATTCAATGCAATCTTAGCTAACTTTCCTTGCACTGGATTTGTGGGCAATTGATAATGAGCAACTAATCTTACACACAAATTATAATGAACAGCTTCTTCGTATTCATCTGGCATATTAAATTCAGCATCTAAATCTGTAGTAACATTAGTAACAGTATATTCAAAATTTGTACCAGCACCTATAATGCTTGTATCTAATGATAATACATCTCCAATTCTATAACCTGTCCCACCATCAGCTAAAGCAACTACTGTTACTAATCCACCAGCGACGGTAACATCAGCAGTACCGCCAGAACCAAAACTACTTATGTTAGTAAAAGGAACAGTTAAATAAGCACCGTCATTGTATCCAGTTCCTGCATTTGAAATTTCACCATTCGAAATAACCACAGTAAATCCAATCGGACCCTTTATAACTAAATGAACCTCATATAGAGATGAAGGGATCGGCCAAATATAAACATTTCCATATGGGAACTGACCGTCATAAAAGAAATACTGAGGCCATGTATTTAAATTCTTTAAAGCTATCCTAGAATAATCTTCCCAACTAAAAATAGGAGTTAACGGATAGCTCACTTCATTAGCTACGCTACCTGCATTCAATTGCTTAAAATAAGCAGCTTGAATAAGATTAGGTCTAGATGCATTATAATATTGTCCGGGGCCAATAAGATTAGATTTTAAATTATTACCGGGGGCGGATACTTCATAAAGATTAGGAACAAGCCAACGCTTTTTCTGCCATCTAGAAAGCATTCTAGTTAGCAAAGTAAAGCCATCATTAATATCTTCAGAGAGCGGGGTTTGGCCTACACCAGTTACCCCGCTTTCACGTAATGCTAATGTTACGAAGTCTCTTGCTGTTGTCATTTAGCATTAGGCCATGCTGGAGCTTTATCTTTACCTTTAGGCTCTTTCTTAACCTCAAGCTCAGATTTTACAGCATTGCCACTAGTATGCTGAGCTTCTTCCATAGCGCTATTAACGATTTCACGTTTACCAGTAATATTGCTAGTTATTTTTTTAGGGTAAACGCTATGCCCATATTCATTTAAAATGTTGGGGTCTTTACCATAGCCGGGGTGAGGATTTGAAACTGTATAAGGGTTAAGATTTAATGAAGTACCATCACCAATACGATCTTTAAAGGGAACATCTAAATCTTTAGGTTCTGGAAATTGCGCCTGAGCCATTTTTAATTTTTCCTACTTTTATTTAAATTAGGTGTTGACTTAAGAAATAGACCGTATATACTCAATTATATCAGCAAACGGGAGCTACACAAATGACCTACTTCTGCACCACTCACAAATATGAAGATTTGAACGCTTTAGTTGGCGAAAAGCTGGATATGTGCACTTCTCATATGGTTTTTGATAGCTTTTACGATATTGAGCAGTATATGAAGGCGCCTAGACCTAATTGTGTAGTGTGGGAAATGGAAAAAGATACTACTGCTAAATTTGGCTACCGATTTAAACGTCTTTATGGCATTCCTGCCTAAAAGATTAAAGGGGCTGGCTTTTATACCAGCCCCTAAACCCTTACACCTTATCAGCAACCACGCAAAGCCATTCCGGCCGGATGTATTTAAATCCGAAAAGAACGTCAACGCGAGTAGCTAACTGATCAGTAAGAGGAAGATAATCAGTCAGAACGCGCATGCTGACGCCATCGTAATTGGTGCGAGCCGCTTCTTCAACTGCCTTCTTTGGCATAACCAAATCAGCAGTAGCCATCGTAACTGCCTTCTGAGTATAGGCAAGCGACTTACGATAGACAGAAGAAGCAGGAGTAACCAGAAGCATAGCTGCACCATTAATAGGCGAAGCATCAACAGTCTGATACTGCTGCTCAGGGCCACCAGCAACGCCAGTAGTAGACGGAATTAAACCGGGGTAAACTGGAATTAAAGTACCGCCATTGGCAACGTCAGCAGTTACAACAAACTGACGGAGTGTACCCAAGGTTTCCTTGGTAACACGGTTAACAGCGTTAACATCTTCAAAGGTGATAATATCACCCTGCTTAAGCGTCCCAGTAATAGCAGTAACTAGAATATTACCACCGCTAGTAGAAGTAGTCTGTCCACCACCAGAAACCGTAGCAGCATTATCATAAGTACCAGTAGTATGCTTAATGACGGTCTGATCACGGAACCAACGCGCATAACCCAAACCAGACTTCATCTTACCACTACGAAATTGCGCAGAGATTTCAGGGGTAGGGTTGAGCAATCCAGAGAGTGACGTGGTAGTACGAGCGTCCGTAGTAGGATCATTAACGACGCGGCGATCCATATCATCCGCGCCCTGATCATCGAGCACAGCATTGGCCTGTAAAAACTGCTCAGCGGTAGGAGAAATAATATTGCCCCCGCCGTCAAGGCTCTGCACCAGATTACAAACACCACCCTCAGAACCGCGCATAATGGTTGAAGCAACCTTACCACAGAGAGCGTTAACCATAGGAGCCATAACAAGCTCTGAATAACGGTCAATGCTCATAGTGCGCTCAGCAGTGGTATAGGGGGTAGCAACATTCTTCTGACTAGAAACAGTCAGAGAAGTATACTGCTGCGTATTGTCCTGAAGCTGCATCGCAGGGCCATCAGTAACAATAAAATCAGACGGCAGACGAATACGAAGCGTATCGCCAATCTTTGCGCCGTCAATAGCAAACTGATCATCATACTGAGTATCCATGTTCATAATGAACAGGTTACTATTCTTAAATAACATCACTGCTTCAGCAGTGATCATATCAATAGTGAGATAAGTATTGGCCATGTTAAATAAGCTCCCGCGCGCAATGGCGCACAAATTGATTGATGTATGTGAATTGCTGGTGCTTGAGGCAGCAAATTTACAAGCAATCAATGGCCTACTTGACCGGACCAAGGCGGGATATCTTAAACATGGTTTGTCTAGCGAACCAAGAAACGCTTATGCCCACACTCAATACCAAAGTGTGGGCATCCGTCAAGCGAGATTTTAAAATTTATTCGTTAATATCCTCTAGCCTTCTTCTGATCCTCACGCATACGAATACGCTTAGCTACATAGCTATCCATATTCTTAGCATCAGCTTCAGTCAATACCGCAGAAGCAGCAGACTTATTGCTACTCTTTACAGGATCAATTCCTTTTACTTTTGAAATTTCTTTCTTTTTAGGCTTCTTAGCTTCTTCAAGCTTTAACGATATCATAGCTAATTCCTTTGCCATTTTAGCAGGTACGCGAGTTAAATCATAAATACGCTCTGCTTCATCATCATCATTAGCTAGATATGCTAAAACTTCTCCACCATTATCTAAGTCACCTAATACGCCAATCATAAATGAAGGAATGGCCCCAAACTGCTCAGCCATATCATTTACTTTATCATCAAAATCTTTATCTATCTTTTTGGCGTCTTTAGCTAATACAGCACACGTATCGTCAAACTTCTTTTGTAAGTCAGCAAGTTCTTTATCAGCTAACCTTTGCTTAACAATAGCTTCAGCTTTAGAGTCTACTTCTTCCTGAGTTAATTTTTTATCAGGATCAGCTTCAAGCTGAGCTTTAAGCCTAGCTACTTCAGCTTCAGCATTACGCCTAGCAGCGGTCGCTTCATCAATGCGAGCCTGCATCCTATCTTGCTTGCGCTTAGCTTTAGCTGCAATTTTTTCCTGAGCTTCCCGCTCAACTTTCTGTTCTTCTGTTTCTTCTACTTTTTCTTCATCTTCTTCTTTTTCTTTTCCCTCTTCTTCCTCTTTATCCTCTTCTTCACCTTCAGTATCATCTTCTTCATTGCCATCATTAGTTTCAGCTTCAGCCTTAATTTCAACTTCAGATTTAGCTTCTACCTTAGCATTACCTGCAATCTGAGCGCGCAATTTGGCTTTAGCGTCAGCACCTTCATCATTATTACCATCTCGCAAAACTAGTGAGATTAAAGAACTACCATTCATTAAATGTTTAAGCATTTGTATTTACCTTTTCGATTATCACATCATAGCGAGTTAAAATTTCATCAATTCTAATTTCATAGAAATCAATAGCTCTAATTATTACATTATCATTTATATCTAAAGTTACGTGATCTACTGTTTTCCCAACAGGAAGAGCTAACAAATGAAATTTAATTCTATCCCCATGCTTTTTAATAACTTCAGCTAAAGCTTTAAAAGCATCGTCTTGAGTTAAAGTAAACTCATATCCAGCAGTAGGACCACAATTTAAAGCAAACATATTTTTATTATTTGCTATAATATTAAACTGCTTAAATAAATGTCCATCATGCTTAGTAATAAATTCTGAATTAGCTCTTTCAATCATTACTTTGGTTTGCAATAATATAGCTAATTCTTTAGCCGGTTTTAGTATCATTTGTATTTACCTTTTGCCTTCGTTCTATTTCTGCCTCTATGGCATCTTTTAATTTTAAAAATTCTACATTCGGAGGAGGAAGTTGAATATTCAATTTAGTAAATCTAGGGTGTTTTTTAGCTTCCTCTCTTCTTATTTCAGCATTAATTAAAGTTTGATCCACTAGCCCTAAATCCCACAAACTGTAGGCAGAAAGTGGCGTTCCTCTATAATAATACTCAGCCATATTAGCAAATCTTTTTTAAAGCAGCAAGCTTATCTTGAGCAAGCTTTTTTACATCGGACATTAATGATTTGTCGCTCTTATGCGCTTCAGCGCGCTCAATGTCCCTCAATGCATCTTCAGCGCGCCAATTGCGACGTTCTGCTGTGCTTTCCATAGGACTATCACTGACAATCTTGACCGGAACGGCAGCCTTAGCTTTAGCCGATAATTTTTGAACTGGTAATTTATTCTTAGCCATTATACTAACTCCTCAAAGTAATCAGCAAAATATTGAGCAGCTACTAGCCATTTGTCATCATGGTTTTTTGGATTGCGAGCAATCATATCTCCATCTTTTGGTGATCCTGCTTCTAAGTCTGGTTTAGAAATACTAACATTAGCAATATCCATACCCGGAACCCAGCGTGCCATTTCAGCAATTTGTGATCTCTTATATTGTTTAAACATTTAATTTTTCTCTCTCACTGAGTTAAAGCTAAAATCTAATTTAGGTGAATTAATAATGATAGGTTTAGGTTTTTCTTGATCTGATTTGTAAAGAATTGTATTTTCATACTCAGGCAATCCAGCAGTCTTACCCATTTCAATTAAAGTAACATCATTAACACGTTCCATCAAAGCATTATAAATAACTTCTTTTTGGTCTGGTGGCGTATTCGGATTAGCTAATATTTGATTTAAAGCATGAACAGCAGCAGGAATGAATGCTTCTAAACAATCTCTAGCAAACGCCCTAGTAGATTTATATTTTAAAAGATTTATTACTTTACCTTGTAGCTTTACTTTGTCCATACCACTAGAACGAGCGGCATCATAAAAGACACCCGCAAATTCACCTGCCGTCTTTTCTATGATAACGTCAGAAGGGTCTTTAAATTTGCTCATTTATTATTTCCAAAATCAGGTTCATAATCTACAGGAACAAACATATATTTGTTTGAGAATAAAGGAAAGCCTTTTTGAGTAGCAGTATCTTTTAGGGATTGTGGGATATCAATGTAGTGGACAGACTGATATTCAGATTTAGTAGGGGTTCCGGCAAATGTAGTAGGTATCTTTTCACTCTTAACCTTAACCCCATGTTCCTTACCAAGCTTCTCTAAAGCTTGTGGGATCATCTTGTCATAGAAGCCTTTCATTCCCTCGCCACCTACTTTAAGGTCTAGACCATTAAGCTCATGCATACCAAACTTATTCTTTTCTGATTTTAAAAGTTTCTCAGCTAAATCTTTGCCCACAAAGTCAGCAACCTTTTCAGCAGGCACTTTCTTTTGGTCAAACTCCAAACTCTTATTTTTCATTCCGCTTAAATTAAAAGTGCCGTCCGAGTTAGGATCAGCGCGGACAGTATCCAGCTTCTTACTCAAATCATACCTAGCTGCCTGAGCTTCACCGGGGGTCCAAGACAACCTTTCGTAACCCTTTTCAGAAGCTTCGCGAAGCATACGCTTTAAGGCTAGCTCATGCCAAGTCTTTTTAAATGGTGCGTTTGGAATACCATCGCGGCTATCGCGCAATAGTTTACCTAGAGCTTCTGCCTTTTTAGTGCCTTCTTTATATTCGGCAGAATTAAAATCAAATTCATTCCTATCTTTTAAAGCTTGCTTATAATCGTCATCTAATTTTTTATATTCTTTATCGTTTAATTTATACCCCTTCTCCCTCCCCTGCTGATGCCAATCCGATTGGATTTCCTCTAAGTGTAAGCTTTTCTTACCATCAATAGTTCTATCATTCATTCTAACATGAGCTAGAATGTTTGGTTCATCCCAATGAGAAGATTTGTAATTACCTTCTTTAGCTTTTAAAAATTTATCAGCATCTTCAGTAGAAGCTAATCCTTTTGGTAAGTCGTACTTTTTCTCAGGCAACGTCAACAGCATTTCCCTATAGTTTTCACCACCGGGAAGTTGATAGGAATGATATTTGGTTTTAGGAGCTTCATTTAAATCATGATACGTTTGTTGAAGCTGAGTATATTTATTTACTTCTTCATCGGTCATACCTTTAATCTTACGATACATCGCAAGATTTTGAAGCGGATTTAAATCGTATTTATCGCCTAATTCTTTTCCATATGCATCAAAAGCATCCTTAGCTTTAATGGCTTCTGGATTTGCTACTCCTTTCTGTACTTCCTTCAACTCCACCTTATTACTAGCTAAATGTTCTTCAATCTGAGCCTTGGTAACAGGCTTACCTTTATTCTCAGCTAAGAAATCAGCCAAGCCAGTCCATTGCATTTCCTCTGGCTTAACCCCCGGCTTATTGCTGAGCGTTCCTAGCCATTGGTCGCCAGTCATTTTAACTTGACTAATCTTGCTAACATTATGTTCTAATGCTGAGAAGAATGGATTAGCAGCTTTCATACTCTCAATAGCCATTCCCGGCTTAGAGCTATCAGCCATCAAAGTACTAGTTAATGCTCCAAATTTCCCGGCTTGAGGATCAATTAAACCTGTATCAATACCATATTTAAGCGCAGCTTCCCTATCTAGGAAATGCCCCTTATCATTAATAAATCCAAAGTTGTAATCTTTTATATCTTCCCCTGACATAGCTTTCTTTTGAAAGTCAGGATACATATTTTCAGGAATAACATCTAAATGCTGTTGACCTTCTTTGCCTTTGTATAACTTATCCTTATACTTCAAAGCAGGTCTTAGAAATGGGGTAGCGCCTAGTGTGGCATCTGTGACACCACCTAACCCACCACTACCAGCTAACGCAGATATTGCTTGTGCTTTTTCAACCATTTGTGGGGAAGTATGAACGTCCCCCGTCGCAGGGTCAATAGACCATGCTGGAGTTTTACCAGTTGCCACATCGCCAGCACCAGTTAATGCTTCTCTTAATACCTTTTCAGGCCAAAGCTGATAGCGTTCTTTATTATCTAGACCAAATACGTTATTAAATCCTTCTCCCCCTTTGGAGAATGATGTTTCGGCTAATCCTTTAATTATTTTCTCTACTACATTACTTGAAGGTAATTCTGGCAAAGGCTTGTAAGGTTTAGTGAAATATTCATCTTCAGTATAATTAGGATTGCTATATTGTTTGTCCTGATCCTCATGTAATTTTTGAGCATATGCTGTAGCTTCTTTAGGGGTTTTAAATTCTCCTAAATGCTTACCAGTCTTACGATATTGACTAATCGCATCTTTCTCACTTAATATTTTACCATCTTCACTAACAGTAGGTATTAATACTTCTTTGCCATCAAAGTTAGCAGACATAGAGCGTACTGTACTAATAGTTCCATCTGGATTTTTAACTATAGGTCTATTATTTAAATCTATATTACCGGGGGCATAAGAAGGTTCATCATTCTTAGTAATAATAACTCGTTTTAATCCAACAAAAGGATCAGCAACAGGTAACCCTGTTTCAGGCTCAGGCTGATAAGCATCAGTTAATTCAAATAGACTAGCCATTAACATTCTCTATTGGCTGTGCTTCCATCCAGCCCTGAGCGCCTTTCACATAGTGCTTCCCGTCCGCAGCCTGCCGACTACCCGGAACGCCTTCCAAGCTATCCTGAGCCTCCTGATCAACGCCTATGGGCGTTCCACCGTTCTCCCTGCCCCTCAAGCTTTCAATCTCCTCCTCAGTGTCCGCACCGGGGCCACCAGCCTGTAAAAGTTCCATAATAGTCTGCCGAATGATCGGCGCAAGCTGTTCCTGAGAAATGCCGGGGCCAGCATTACCAGTAGCAGTTAACCTATCCGTTAAAGCTTTAAAATCTTCACGAATTTGTTCAACACCTGTTTTAGTCCAAGCTAATGCCTGAGCACTTTCCTTAATAGCAAATTCTCTATCCTTATTTTCCACTTCCAACTGAAGCTTAGCAATAACTGCCAATTGCTGTTCAATCTTCTGACTAGCAGCCTCCATTATCTGTTCTGTAGCCGGATCAGGAGCATCACCAGTAATATTAGCTGGAATGATTTTCCTCCACCTTTGGGCTAATACCTGAGCCTCAGGGAAGTCAGCAACCTTCCAAAGAATATCGCCAGCTATCCCCATAAACTCTTCATTCTGGGCTGCAATCTGAGTTAATGCGTTAAACGCTTCCTGACGCCTTGTCGCAAAGCTAGGACCAACATCCGATTGAACTGCGTATTTGCCCACATTAGGATTGAAAATCAATTCAACAATCTGCTGAGTATTATCAGTAGCAGGCTTTTGCCCCTGCGGGGTTTCTAGTTTCTGTAAAGCTTGATCTGCTTTAGGATCAATAGTAATGTTTAAAATAGTATTATCCTTAGCTTCAATACGCAGAACACGTTTAGTGTCATAGACTTTAGGAATAAGATCAATTAAAATTTTACCAGTAAACCGAATAGCAGTGGCTTGATTATCAATGAAATGATAAGTAGCCCTATCGCCTTGACGCTGGCGAGCATTAATAGCTACACCAGATTTAGCGTTTTCATTCTCCCCCATCTGAGCCTGATATTGGCCCGAAACCATCATCATTTCATTCTGTGCAATCTCCATCTGTTGCACATACGCAGGGGAAGCTTGCGGCGCTGGCATTCTAGTAGGAACTGGAACAGGATTACCATCTTCATCAACATGATTGAATGGTATCCAAGCTGGATTATTAACATTTAAAGTTTTATAATATTCTTCAAAGCCTTCAACAGCCGCTTGAGCAGCTATAATTGGTGCCTTAGTTTGTAATGCCCCAAATTCAACATTAGCAGAACTGTTCACATTATACATACGCTGGGGATCAAGCAAAGCTCTAGTATGACCTTTGCAATCCCAAATACCATCAATAACCGTTTCTGTACCGGGTAAACGAACAATAGGGATATATTTACCTAGCCAATTTCCTCTAGAAATAATAACGTTACCAGCTATTTTAAACCACTCAATATTTTCTCTTAATTCAGCTTCTTCCTGATAAGTTCTCTCTTCTTCAGGTAAATTGTTTTCCCTAGCCTTAATTTCTTTAAAAATATCCTTAGCTTCTTTAGGTAATTCACTCCACAAAACAGGGCCAATTTCTTCACCTGTTGTGGGCATAATAAAATAAACTAATTTATCATCCTCTTGAGACTTTCTAAAGTATTCACAAACCCGAACATGATCCTTAGAAAACCATCCGGGGTAATCGCCATCAAAAGCAGCATTCCCAGCATTTTTAAATTTTGGGTTACGCGCTTCGTATAAGTCTTTTCTCATATCATCAAAAACAAAACCAAACCAAGCATCACTACCATCAACTTCATTGATATCAGGATCAAGATAAACGAAACGAGGGTCTTTAATACGTCTAATAAAAATTTCCTTATCAAATGTTCCTGTAATTTTTTCTACAGTAACACGCCAATATCCCCATCCGCCATTGACTTGAAAGGTAGCTGCATTATCATATACGTTTTCAGCACCAGAAATATATTCAATGTGCCTAACTACTTCCTGAAATACTTGAGACGCTTCAAAGCTAGCATCATCGCCAACAGGAGTTATATTAACTCCCGGCTTATTTTGCTTTCCATCATTAATGATTTGAAGATTATGTTGCTGAGTTTTATTAATTGTTAAGCAAGGTCTACTATTTTGAATACGGTCCCCGACAACCCACTTATCCCATTGATACATATTGGTGCTGTCAGCATTAGCAAATTTATAATCATACTCAAAATTGAGCCTAGCTTTAGCTTCCCAATCTTCACAAGCTTTAAAACGCTTCTTAGCCTCAAGAAGGATTTCATTATCTTTTTCTTCCTGAGCAGAAGAAGCAGTTGAATATGAGGTAGTCCAAGCCATTTTGAATTATCCAAATATTAAAATTATAGACTACCCATCCACGATCTATTCTGTTGCCCTATCGGCAAATTAGGCCCAGTGAGTTTAGGCTTTTTACTATCAGCTTCAGTTTTTAAAGATAATGCAAAAGTCTGAAAAGCGTCTGCCCCATGGCTCCAAGGTGTATCATGATCCGGTTCGCGTGAAAAGCTTCCTGTTTCTTCATTAACTTTATAGGCATAGCGGGAAAGACACTGCCAACCATCAGCAGTGTTAGCTTCATCAAAGTTGCAAAGTTCAAAAATTGTTCTAGCTGCATTGATGCCCACAACTTTCTTTGAGGGCCGGTTAACAACTACAATTTTAGAATTTGGAAAAGCCTTTCTAGTCATGCTAGCAATAGACCTAGCAGCTAATGTTTCATTATCAGCATCATGAGGCTGATACATAACCGAATAATTATAAGGTTTGCTTCTCAATATTTCATGATAGTGAGGAAGTTTCTTAAGTCTATTTTCATAATAATCAATAAGATTAAATTCTAAGCCTGAGCGCTGAATAAACCATATAGCAGTCTTATCAGAATGTCCCAAATCCCATGCGAGAAAAACAGGCTTAGTTGGATCATGAGGAATACGCTTACGCCTACCATCAAGCAAAGTTTGTCTGATTTCGTCAGCATAGATAGCCCCATCCAAGGTTTGCTTAGTAAAGCCTTCCCAAATTTCTAAATATTTTTGTTCATTGTGAACTTTATCCAAATTCATTTGCTGGCGTAAATCAGGAGGAAACCAACGATTATCCGAATAATTAATTTTAACTACATAAGCATAACGCTCCATTTCTCCTGTAACTTCATTGACTAAGTAATCAGGAGCATTCTTATCTTTATCAATAACGAAACGCTTATAAGTTTCATCGTCATCTAATTCAGGGTTAAATGTTATCCAAACTTCAGGACCTTTTTTAAATGGTCCACCCATACCATTAGGATCAGTCTCATGCTTACCACGAATTGTAGGCATTAACTTATCCCATGATGTTTTAGAAACGTTATTAGCTTCTTCTACCCAAGCAATGTCAATTTTAGCAAGAGACTTAATAGAATTAATTTTATAGCGGAGTCCTGAAAAAATAAATCTAGAACCTGTGCGAATACAAGTAATAGACTTATCTTTAATATCAAATTCATTTTCTAAATCATAAAGAGCTATGTAACTTTCAATTGTTTCTTTAACACTTTCCTCAATAGATTGCTGAATTTCGCGCAAGCATAAAATGCGCAATTTCATCTTAAGAGCTAGAATAATTAAAGCTATGGCATAGCCATCCGTTTTACCGCCACCGCGACCGCCATACGCAATCTTTAAACGGGCAGGTTCAAATAAAAATTCTAATTTTTCTAAAAATTCTATTTCCAAAAGTATCACCAAATTTTAATTATGGCACCGCGCTCTGATCCGTCTGCATTGTGATCGTGAACGTCGGCGGCGTCGTCATTCCACTGAAGTTGCCTCCAGTCCACGGATTAATGTTTGCCGGAACCCACACTGCATTTGGCGGATACCCACCAGTCAGAGGAGAGCCCGAGGGGGCCGAGATTGTATCTCCTGAACACCCTCCGGGGGAGCCGTTGCAGGTCACCCCACCGGGTGTGATGACGCGAGTTCCCGCCTGCTTGAGGTTGATAGTAGGCCAAAATCGAAATTGTGTCCATGTGGATTGATCAACCGTTACTCCGCCACCACTGGATGAGAATTGCGCAGTCGGATTTAGGATAGATGTTCCGGTACCGACAAATGGCTGCGTGACATCAATTGTGAGACTAACGAATTTGCCATAAGCTGGCATCGTCGCTTGCTGTGCGACCGACGATGCCGTGAACGTACGAGTGATGTACTCGGCTAACGGAGCACCCGAAGTAGCACCAGCTTGAACGCTCATACCAACAGCGTTCGCGTCACCTGTACAATCATCACAAGTAAACGCTGGGGAGCCCAGCACCCTGAATTGGATTGGGTTTGCCGACAGTGCACTAAGGTCCGGGAAGCCGCCCGAGGCATTGGTTTGCATGTAGGTGTTACTGGTGCCCCATTCCAGCGACTTAGACGACGCAGATAGCGTTGTTGAGGCCGCATCAAAAACAACCACATTCTGCGCGTCTGTGAACGCAGTGATGAAGGTTTTTAGATTGGTGCCACCACTGCCTGCCCCGGGAACAATGATGACCCTACCAACATCACCAGACGCAAAAATTGGCGTGGATACTCCAAGATTTTTAGAACTACTAGAAATGGTGACGTTCGTAGTCGCTGTTTGCCCATCGACCGCTGGCCATCCATCACCTGTGACCGTCGATATGTCCCACATTCCAGCTGAGAAGTATCCGGTGGTTTGAAAAAACAGCCGTGTGTTTGGAATAAATGGCCGTTGCCCTTCAGACAACGAGTTCGGCATTGTGATCAATCCACTGGCCATACTATAAGGCCATATGGAGTAGATCATCGGATAACCAAACTGCGTATTTATCGTGGTGATGTTGCAACGAGTGCAACTCGACGCCCCGGCAGTATTGCCGTAGGCAAAGAACCCGGGCCCCCAATTGTTTAGAACGCTGTCACTGATTTCGGTACGTTTTGCTCCGCCATCTAGCCTGTTGGTGACGGTAGAATTTCGCATGATAAATAAATCGGTGGAAGAGCTTTGAAATATGATCTGCGCAATTGTCACTCCATCCATTAGCATGGTTCCAACCAGTTTGTCGGTTTCCATGTTCACATTTATAAAAGTAGTATTGATCGCACTCCATGTCTCGTTTTGGCTTGGAATAGCGCTCTGCGCATTGCCAAACGTGACATCGCGGAAGGTTACGTTTCGTGCGTTTGCGTAGGTCTGCCCATCTTGGTTTATCGTCAGTCCACGATACTCAACCGTACTATTCCATGAGTTCTGTGAAGCCCCTCCAACAGCCCAAATTGTCGCGGGTCCGCCCGCGTCAGTCTGATTTGTATTACCAGCATTGTACTGCGCCCAATCACTTTGGTATGAATTGGTGAGCGACCGATCAAGCGTGATTACACCTGTACCAGCGTCCACTGCGGTGATTTTCCGCCATTCAAAGAAGTTGGAATTTGGGGGATATCCGAATGGTGACTGAAAAATCCCTTGAATGTCAAGGCCACCGAGCATCACCCACCGTCCGACAGAAAAGCGGCTGATGTAGCCCGCAGCAAGAGATGTTGTGGTTAACGTGACTGTGCTAGACCCGGATGACACAGATTGAATACGCGCTGAGCAGCCAGCGACATCAGTAAGTCCTTTGCTGCAAATGCCAAGCCCACCAAGTTGGAAGGTTTGTCCGCCCATACTATTTATTGTGGCCCCAGCGCCTTCAACGATTAGGTTGTTGATACCTGCGGCGAACGCGTTAAATACGCTTATGTAGTTGAAAGTCCCGTTGCCAAACCAGCAACTTGACCCGTTTGGTATCGTCAAGACAACTTGGTTGGCGGCCCCTTGATTAGCGCGCGCCCAATTGTTGAAAGTGTCGAAAGCGGCGTTGTCGCTGATCCCGTAGGATATGCTAGTGGACACTACAGAAAGCGTTGTCGTGGCATTAGTGCTCAAGACAACATTTTGAGCGTCTGTGAATGTGGATATTGTGCCGAAGTAGCGCCCACCACTATTTCCTGCTCCGTTAATGGTGATGTTTTTGCCAACATCGCCACTAGCAAAAGTATCAACCGTGACGCTAAGGTTCTTCGTTCCAGTGGTTATGCTGGCCGTGCGCGTGACCGTTAGCACATCGCCGTTGCAGGCTGCCCCGCCGTCAGTGACGATGTTGTAGAATATCTGCGGCGGTCCGGCGTAGGTCTGGAAAATCGCGAACGCCGCAAAAGCTGCGCTAGGGAGTAGACCAACCAGCGCAGCTAGAATAAGCTTCAGCATTATCCACCAATGATCCTGCCACCACCACCGCCAGATGGAATTGTGATAGTGTCTCCGCTATCAAGTGTATTACGTCCCAGATTAAAAGAGTCGGTTGCGGTCATCGTTCCAGCGCCAGTGGTAGTGATGCCCATGAAGGCTGCCCATGTCGGGGTAGACGTTCCGCTGGATAGGCTTATCGTTGCTGTTCCTGAGTTTGGAGTGTTGGGCAAAACAAGCATCTGATTAGATGATGTTCCAGTAAGAATTAAACCACCCGATCCTGTGATTGTATTGGTGGCCGATGCCGGGAACATTATATAGCTTGATCCATCATCGATAGATATCGATGAAAACGTATTTGCGCTAAAGATGCGAACCCCACCGCGAGAGGTATTCGCGTTGACTGTGAATGATCCGAACGTTCTACCACCACCATTGAATTGACGTTCACCTGCGGTGGTTGCGTTGTAGACAATCGGCGCGGTAAAGGTCGAAGCACCATCCAAATTGGTTACTGTACCGATATCAAATAGAGCACCCGCAGTAGTAGTTGTAAAAGTGAACGTTCCAGAGCCAAGTAGGTATTTCCTAGTCCCACTCCCACTGAGGTTCATCCCGGTGCCGGACAGGGTGATGCTTGGGTTGTTGACCGAGAAATCTAGAATGCATCCTGTTGTAGATGCAGTGCAAGTACCAGCGGTAATAGATTGAAACGTTGCACCGTTGATTGTTGCGTCAACAGTAACTGTGCAAGTAGTTCCTCCAACACATGTGTTTGTATTGAAGATTACCGCGTCACCAGACCCCGGCGCTGTTGCTCCTGTGCACCCGGTATCGGTAGCGCACCACATAGCTGTGGATGTGCTGTCCCAAGTACAGGTCGTGGTGCAAACAGCGAAGCGATTGGCGGCTTGCGCCTGATCTGGCGCAAAGAACGCGAGCGCAAGAAGGAAAAGACCTAAGAGTTTTTTCATGGCGACTGCCTCACTTAGAACTGTAGGAAATAGTGACACCAGTCGCGGCTGCTGTATTATCATTATCTGCTAAATTGGCAGTTAAACAAAAACCAATACCGTTAGTGTACGCTTCACCAAACGGACCAATATTGACAGCTACTCCACCATTGCTAGGTGGAACAGGATAAGTCGCTACAACAGTATCAGAATTGCAAGTTGGAGCAGCGGCAGTATTGTACATCTTAAGATAATATAGTGTCGCAGTCGTGTTAATTGTGATCATTTTACATAGCGTCCCTACCGAACCTTTAATGCTGGTAGAGTTGGTCGTAGCCGCGCTGAGCGTCTTGGCTGGAGTGCATCCGCCAGTCGTGCCAGCAGATGGGGTTACTAACCACGGAGTAGTATTAGCTGTGTTACCCGGTTGAACAGTCCAAGTACCACTTTGAGTAACTGAAGCACTTAAATTTTGCGCATCAAAAGAACCGAAAGACGTACCGTGGCCGGTACCACCAGCAAGGGCGATGACATTTGATGCAGAACTACTTTGATTAATACAAGCAGTGTTAACATTAGAACCTACCGTGAAATAGGTGGTTGAACCACCATGTACAATTAACTTACTGGTAGTTGCAGTTGCGGCCCCTGCTGAGAGCACGCAAGATACATCATCATTTGATGTATTCTGGAATGATACTACTATACCAGCAGGAAGGGCAGTTGACGCGCTAGATGCAGCGGTCGCCGTCAAGGTGGTAAAGTTGCCGTTAGGTGTAAAATTAGCTACTGGGAGAGGCGACTGGTCCGAAGCGATGACAATCGGAGAAGAGGCCGCCATGGCCGCTTGACCATTAGCATTACTATTGGCTACATTAACACCAAGATTACCAGAAGCATCCACAACCCAACATCTTGATACAGTAGTATTGTCGCAACCAATAAAGCGGCTATATAGAACGCCAGCAGCGTCCTTAGCTCCAAATATCAAACCAGCACCTGCCGTAGCACCATAATTATCAGCAGCTAATGCTTGCGATGTTAAACCAGCAAACAAAGCAAAATAAATAAATAGCTTGCGCATTTATGTTACCTCAGCATAGGTTGAACGCAACCTGTTGACAAATCAATTGAGCCATCACAGCTACTAGGAGGAGCGCCACCATTACCATTAGCATCGCCAACATGAAGCAGCATAAAACCACCAGCAGCATAAGCGGCACTTATGCCCACAATAATCAAAAATGCAGCTATAAGAATTTTCATTAGCGATAATGCACGTTGACGATATAAGTTGAAGCAGCGGGGGCAGACGTATCACTATCAGCAATACCAGTGGTAATGCACATGACTATTCCTACGCCATAAGCATCGCCATTAATATTAGAAACATTAAACCCACCCCCACTAGAGCTAGCTCCAAACGGGATCATATAACGAGCTTGAGGAGTACCAGAACCACAAGTAGCTGTTGTAGCATTGTATAGCTTGACGTAAGCTACAGTAGTCCCATTATTGAAAGCATCTACTGAATAGACGTTTCCACCAGTATTTTTAATAATAATGGCAGTAGTGTTGTTAGCTGCTATAGTAGACGTGACTTTAATCTTACTATCAGCAGCGAAATTCTGAGCTAATGCTAGATTAGGAAAAGCTAGCAAAGCTAATAAAATTAAAATCTTTTTCATATACCACCTAAAAATAGGTATCGGGCCATTTCTGACCCGATAAATAATTTTACTTGCTAACCCAATTGGCTACACCAGCAGCGCTAACGGAATTACATTTATAAATTTTAGTTCCTTGCGCTTGTGAAACTCCAGTAGCTGTAGCAACACTATCAATGGTATCTGTGCCGTAACCGTAAACCTGTACAGCATCAGCATCAGAATTAACAACCCAAACTTCCAAACCAATAAATCCCTTTGGAAGTCTGACCCCATCTCCAGCCGTAGTTACCGTAGAGATAGTATTAACAGCACTATCAAGCTGAGTTGCTCCAGCCTGAGTAGCTACAATACCAGCAACAATACCAGTTCTACCAGAATTTAACTGCTGAGTAATATTGTTAATATCGCTACCAGCAATTAACTGGCGGCTAGAAGTATACTGAGCGGGAGCGTTTGCAGATAAAGTCATAAATATAGTTCCTTCTGTTGGTAAACGTTACTACTTACGATTGATCATTTAAAATTTTTAAGCGCATCAATGATATCTGAATTAGGAGCAAGTATAGCCAATCTGTCATATGCTAGCTTTGCTTCCTCGTTTTTTCCCAACATAAAACTATATTTTACTTTAGCCTGTAACAAGTCTGTTGCATTAGGATCATATAGTAAACCAATATTTATATAATTTAATGCTTGCTCACTAGGTGTATCTTTAATTACAAAATAATAAGACGGTCCTAATGCTATACTTCGATTAAGTGAAAACAGCTTAGCTGCTTTTTCAATTTTAAAAATGTCACGCTGCTGCCAACCTGTTAGATACAATTGGTCTGCTGTTATAGACAAAAGTCCTACTGCCCAAGCTAGACTTAGCCAACTGAGCCGCCACGATAGCGACCATAAAGGCAGTAACTGGCATATGTAGCGGGAAGCCAAAGCACGATATGACGATAAAGAATACAAATGCATATTTATAATCATTATCTGCTTTCAAGAGCATCAAAATTATCAAAATAAAAGGAGCAACCCCAATTCCTAATTCAAATGTTAATTGTAATAATTCATTGTGGGCATACTCAGCTATATTAATACTAGCATCAGAATGCTTGTTATAGTCAGGGAATAAATAAATAAACGACCCTATGCCATGCCCGAATAAAGTTAAACCTGATAGCATATCTAACCAAATATACAATCTCTGATATATGCTGCTCATGCTAAAATTAATAAGACTAGCAGCAAATGTTAAACTAACAGCAAGTGATATAGCTGCTAATTTAGATTTTTCCCAAATCCATAATAAGCCAACTATCAAAAATCCTAAAATAACTGCTCTAGAACTAACCATCAGTCCGGGCAAAGTAACAGGAATAAACCACCAAAGTTTATTTATCAATATTAAAATTAAAAGCATTCCTGAAACTTCAGCAAATATATTTGAATTTACAAATAACCCTGAAGGATTGGGGGTATTTTTAAGAACTAAAGTTTCTAATTGAAAATACTGCAAAACAGCTATTATAGAAGAAACAGCTAACCCTATAGCCAAACCTATAATGATTTTTCTTAAATTTTGTAGCGTATATGCCCACACAAACACGCTAGCCAATACTAGCAACTGCATCAACTCTAGCGTTCCATGAGGGGACCACAAGAGAGATAAAGCAGCGTAAGATAGAAACACCAAACCCAAAATATGAATAATGGTAATTTCTATCTTACACTTTAACAAGAGGACTGGCATTACCAGCCACATGACTGCCCAAGATGTGATTGACGCTAAGCCAATCACTCCCGGTACAAAAGCAATCATTATGGCAATGCCTAGCAGCATTACTGCACGCGATACCAAGTGGTGTTGGACTGGCGATAAACCCATTCCACACAAGATGCCCCGCCAGTAGTAACCGGAACAAGCATTGCTGTAGGCTTGTTTAAAACAGTAGTGCCAGAACCAGCAGTAACAGTAAGAGCGGTAACAATCTGCGTAGTGCAGAGCCCCATCAACTGAGCATCTGTTAGCGCAGTAGACGCCGGGAAAACTACCGTCAAGCCAGCAATGGTAGTGGAAGGCTCCACAATCAAGCGCCGCTGCACGCCAGTAAGGGTAAGAGTAGCACCAGTAGACGGAGCGTTATACTGATAAGGACCGGCTCCTAGTGACGGGAGCGCTATCAAACCAGTCTGAGGAGAGGCCCCGCCGCCAATGTTAGTATTGGCAATAATAGTTTCACTGCCAGTCATAGCAGGACCAGCGGCAACGGTATTACTACAATTAGCGTTGGTAAAGCTAGAGCAATAAGAAGCCCCACCAATGATGGGGAGCCCAAGCTGATTTCCACTAATAGCATTGGCGATAGCAATAGTAGAAACTAAAGCAGCAAATCCAAGTCCAATTTTCTTTAACATAGTAGCTCCTCTTGTTAAAACACAGTTCAAATTAACGCGAAACTCCACTTACCAGCTTTAAAGTTACTGGTAGTGAATTATCATTAGGCATTTCAGATTTAACATTCGGAGCATTATCAACCACAAGAGGCTTTTTAGCATCAGCCTTAACTAATTTAATAGTTAACTCATTGTGGGTAAAATTCTTTGTAGAGTTATCAATCTCTACCTTACCAGTAAACCCCATAATATCAGAGTAAAGCTTTAGCGCATTGATGCGCTCCTTAGCTTCAATCGTCGGGATCATTACCCCGTTTCGCTCAATTTTTTCATCAGCCAGTGCGAGCACCTTAGCTGCGAGTTGTTCCCTGTCAAGAGGAGCCGCACTAAATTCTAAAGTTTTTAAATAAACGTCCCTTGATGCAATAACAATAGGATCGGTTAACCAGTTAAAACTTGCCCATAATGCTTTGTTGGTATCTTCGCCAAAAACCTTACAGCCCGCTTCGAATGGATTTTTAGACTTCGCTAATTCAATTCCGAAAGCCTTCTTTAAATTTTCATCGGATTGATATTCTGGAATAGCTTTTTGAATTTGTTGCTCAGCAGCTACACTACCAGCAGTCCAAGGCGATACGATATCGCTCCAGCCGCCAGAAGGCGCAAAAACATCAGTTTTCGGCTTAGGGTCTACTGTAAAATGAAAATCGCTTGCCCAACTCATAAGTGAGATACATAGCACAGAAAAAAGCCTCCCCGTCAAGGGAGGCTTTCAACCCGGTGCTTTACCAATTGGGAGCCGGACCAATCTATAGCAAGGGTACATCCGCCCTGCTTCTATGAGGCAATACCTAATGCTTAAAATTGTTCCTGTCAAGTGGTGCGCTCTGCCGGGATCGAACCGGCATAGTCATTACAACCGAGAGATTTTAAGTCTCTTGTGTCTACCAGTTCCACCAAGAGCGCAGAATTAGTTAGACTTAGCTTTATTAGCTAAAATTTGTTCGATCTGATTTATTGTAGATTGCCCACCATTTATAAAAGATTTAAAATCATTGATGGTCATACTAAATTTATCACTATTAATCAATTCACCATTAAGCATACAGCGTAAATCAATAAATATTAATTCGTTATTGGATGCAGTTATCGTCATATTTATGTATTTCATTTTTTAACCTCAAACACTTCACCAGTATTAGAACTGATGCAAAAGAAACCAATACCTTTAGAAGTTTCTGCTATTTTTAACGCAGCAGCTTTACAAGCCAATTCATTGTTCATGGGTATCTGATGCATTTTAATATCAGCAGTAAATGTACCTGTTATAGCTACAATAAGCAATGTCCAAGTCATTTTTGCACTAGCTCTTTCTTAATCGAATTAAAATACTTTCCTGCCGACTTAGCAGAAATTAATTCATTATAAATATTCTGATCAACGTCTTTGTAAGTATAAGACTTACCACCAGCAAATACAACTGTCATTTCATGTGTATCTGTACCATATGATACGCTTTTAAGCATTGTGCTATTTTCAAATTGAAAATTCATATTCATTCTTCATCCTCCTCTTCTTCATCATATTCTTCATCTTCACCATAAGCAGCTTCGTAGCAATCGCCACAATAATCAGCATCTTCATCAAGCTCAGCACCGCATTCAATACATTTAAATGGTTTGTTCATTTCCCATTCTCCATTTTATATTCAGGCAAAGCATCAGCTTTCGCCATTGTTTCTACACTATGACCATTTTGAACAGCCCAAAACGTAAGCCGCCCCAATCGTTTTCTATCAGCATAGTTAGCATAGTCCAATTCAGTCTGAAATACAACTTCATCTTCATGAGCTAGATCAATCATAAATACATATACAGGACAATAATTATTTACTTGATCTAATCTTTTATTTTCAGCACCAATATAATATTTATTCCATGCCATTTTTATTATTCTTTCATTAATCATTAAAAAAGGGCTAGCTAAACCTTGAGAGAAAAGCTAGCCCCTATAATATCATTACGTGATAGAATTTACTCTACAGGAAAACTAAATATCTCTCAGGGAATTAGCAGTCCTTACCCCTGAGCCGTCCCCAGAACGTGCCCGCTGGGGCTTTTGAAGGTTCATACACATTGCTGTGAGTGCTGCCCTTTGCTTATATTACACAATCCGCCCAATCAATGCACCATCAGCAGGAGCAGTCCAACCGCCGTAAGTCTCGCCAGCAATAACAGGACGAATGCTAAACTTACGATTATACTTCTTAATTGGAAGCTGCACAGTCTCAGTAATCTTATTGCCAGCTTCGTCAAGCATCGCCTTCTTAGTCTGCTTATCACGCACAGCGCGAGTAACAGTTTTCATTTCTCCAGTAGGCTCAGCGTACTTATCATTCTGAGCAGAGACAGTGCTGCCCAAAGCCTTTACTGCATCGCCAGTTTTATGTTCGGTATTGGCAGAAAAAAAGCTACCACCGACAACCAAATCAGCAAATGGGTACTTAGTCGGGGCACCGCTACCAGAAGTATTACCACGCTTCTTAGGAGGGGGCAAAACGGCATTAGAAATAATTTCGTAATTAGACACTTTTTCACCTGAAGTTTGAGGAGCCGCATGAGCAGAAAGATAATCCTTAGCGGCAGGAGTTGCACGACAAGCAACCTTACTGCCGTCATTCGGATCAGTCAATGTAATATTAATCTCAATCAACGGCGGACTGTGAGCCAACATCGGCTGACCCTGCACCTGACCAACATACAAAACCGTGTCAGTACCCATGACAGAAACCAACTGCGCAAGAAACGCCTTGTCAATGCCATCACCCGTTACAACCTTACTCGCCTTAGCCATTTTATCAATTTCCTTTTTTATGATTTTCGGGATCATTCCCTTAATTCAACAATTCTTTATTTATCAGATTGTTTCTTATCGTCAAGTCTATTTTGAATTTTTCTTCGCAAACAGGTTCCGTCTGCTAGCTTTACAAATTCATCTCCGTGAGGACCTTTTGTTATAGCATATTCGAAAGGTTCACTATTAACTTGACGCCAATCATAAATACCATCAGAGAATTTTCCGGGGCACTCTTCAAGCAATTCTAGACCTTCTTTGGAACAAATCTTGCAATACGAAATAGCCTGATAGCAGTCCATATAAAAATCTAAAACATGAAGGCGTGTCATTCTTTTGCCTCATATGGGTATAGCCCTTTTAGAAAATCAACACTATATACCCATTCAATATCTGTAATTTCATACTTAGCCAATGTGGGAATGGGTTTCCCACTAACAGTCATCGTATCTGACCATTTCTGAGGCTCAGGACCGCTCATACTTGCTATATAAACAAAATATTTAGACACCGTGTCTAGCCTTCCTATTAGCCTCAAATTCTGCTTCTGTAAAAGCTTTAAACTCTATTCCATGAGGATAACAAAGGCTTTTACTCATACCAATACATACACCAGCTTCACAACCTGTAATCTCACATCTAGGCCATACAATATATTCATTATCATATTCTACTAATTCAAAACCTCTCCTTGGCTCTATAGAGTAGTCAACTTCAGAAAATCCTACCAATTTAGGCATTTTATCCCCACAATATAGCTAGCACACTATAAATTATAGCCAAGCTACTGAATATTGCAACGCCTTTGATACCCTCTTGAATGTAAATCATTTAAAGCTTTCCTACTATCCAAATTATAAGTATACTAACAATAAATAAAGCCATCACTTCATTTCCTTAATATAATCCCTGACATTCTTTCTAATATTCAAGCTAGCTCGCCTATCGCTAGGAGTAGCTGACATAAACAGCTTTCGTCGCTGGCCATTCAAACATATGATACCAGTAATATTCTTTCCTCGCCGTTGATAGTCGAATGAAGCACCATACTTGTGAGCTTCATCAGCAGCAGCTTCTACATGATCAAGACGTTTAACCATTTCTTCATTCTCCATTAAAAGTTAAAGTGGTGGCTATGGCTACCTTAATACAGCAATGCTAGCTTACTGCACTAATCCACCCTCTCCTTGATCCGGGTGTTACCGTATCTCACTGTACTGCTTTACGCCCAAGCGCGTTCCTCGCCATAGCCTCAGTCATGCGGCTGAATTTCTTTAGCCGTAACACCTTCAAAATTAGAAGCTTTATAAGACTTACGAAAAGTAGAAGCGGGGCGGCGATCATCCATTTTAAGACGTTCAATCGCGGCATCAGCGTTCTTAGCGCGGTAAGTTGCGAGAAATTGACCGTTAGCATTTCGCAATTCAAACATTTTAAGCATTTTAGCTGCTCCAGTTGATATTGATACAATAGACGGTCAACTTTAACCTGTCAACCGTCTATTGCTATTATTTTTAGTCAATAATCAATCTTCTCCATCAATTCAGCCCAATCAGCTTCGCTAAAGCTAATAGTAACCAAAGCTTCAGTATCGTCAACTTGCTCATTAGCGTAGGCAGTCGCAACGAGTTCCTTCAGGTACGCCTTCAAGGACTGCCCCTTAGGCGCCCTAGCGGAGCCCTCTGAGCCGCCTTCCGTATCCTTGGGCATCGCACGCTTGCGGCCACTCTCCTGAGCCACCTTGACCGCGCCATTGAGTTCTAGAATGGTTTCGTCAACGTTCTGCTTATGCTTTTTGTAGAGATTGAGCACCATGCTAGCCGACGCCTTGCCTTCAATGATATACTTTTGAAGGATAGCAGGCAAGATCAGCAGTTCAAGCAACTGGCTAACACGACCGCCAGAGATACCAGCCTTTGCAGCGATATCCTTCTGTTGCCATCCAAGATCAAGCAAACGCTTAAACACCTTGGCTTGCTCCAGTGAAGTAAGCTGCTTACCGCTATTATGAACAATCTGGCT